ATCGGCTACAACCTTAACGCAAGGCATTTCGATATTTCTAAATACCCAATACATATTCCGGATATCTTCTCTATCAGTATCGTCTGTAAGATACTTTCTCTGAAAATCACAAAGTTCAGCTGTGATAACCGGGTCGTGTGCGGCATATAGATATCCTACATCCGGCGGTATATATGTAAAAGGAATGCCTTTAAACAAATCGTCAAATCTAAATGCGTCACCTTTTCCGTCTAAGCAATATTTGTTATGCAGATATTTCAAATTGTGATGTTCTTCATTTTCATTAAGGATACGTCCTGCCAAATATCCGTCCCAGGTACAATAAATATCCTTCAAGCCAAATGCGCGTAGAAATCTTATATCAAATTTAGCATTAAACATATCTATTTCTACCTGCTTACCATCCAATTTAAACAGTCTTTCGAACTGTTCCCTAACAAATATACTATCTAACTGATTACCTGCCTTTAAACCGGTGATATAACTAATATGATTAAGCGGTATATATGACCCTTTCAATCCGTAGGTGTAGATACAAATACCTGCCAGGTTATTCTGCAAAGGGTCTAATCCATCAGTCTCTGTATCAATAGCTATATATCTATTCTCAATAACCTTGGCTATATAACTCTTAAGAGTATCCTCGTTTCGGATAACCTGATACTTGTCTTTATACTGTCCGAGGCTTCGTTCTACCATAGCTTTGATTTGATTAATCCGAGATAGTATATCAGTTCCACCCTTAACCGTGGTAACCTGCTTAGCAGAACGGGCAGTCTTAGCAATCACTTTCTTATCTGCTGTCCTGTCCGTTCTTTTTCCAAATTCAAATGCCATATTCTATTACCTCAAAAATTTATTAGAATCCAGGAGTGAGGATTTGCACCTCACATAACAGACTTTTTACTATGTGCAAGCCCTAAGTCTTACTTCTCTTCGTCTGTCACTAAACGAGCTTTCGTGCGTCTACCTATTCCGCCATCCTGGATGTTATGGAGAAAACAATGGGCTGTTAAAAGCTGTTTCTACGATTAGTAGCCGGTGTTCTACGTTCAGCACGTCTACTATCTCCACTATCACGTCTCCTTACAGGAGCTTCATCCTCGTCACCTGTAGGAGGAAACTCGCCTTGTTCCAGATAGTACTCCATATCATCTGCTGTCTTATCTAGAACAACCGTACCAAGTACCTTAGGCAAATCACCTAAATCACCAATCTCAGTATCGTCTTTATCTACCTGATAAATCTCATAGGTTGTATTCGTGTCCTTAGGTTTGCCATTGCGCTCTACTTCAAAGATGCTGTTTACAAGATTATCCTTCGTAGCATATCGGGAACACAAACTTGTCATCTTCTGAAACATAGTCTTTCCTCTGTCCCATATCTGAACAACATTCTCGTCTATGTTATAAACCGGGATAAACAATCTTGCCATAACCGGATACTTGCCGGTTGCTTTATGTTCTCTACAGAGCGGACAATCGTCTAAAGGCTGATTATACTCTCTGAGACAGTTCACATACCTGTCTTTATCTCCGATAGGTACCTTATGCACTGACATACCTTCGATGTCGTCTACCTTGTCATACATAAATCTAACCTGCTTAACTTCCTTGTCATTAGCTATTCCAAAGAAGCCGCCGCCTCCTTGTCCGCCATAATTATCAGCGTCTTCAGCTCTAAATCTTGCCATATTACTTTTCCTCCTTTTTAATAGCGATTAAGATATCTGTGAGTTTATTCAATTCGCTGTACGCGATATCGAACGAATGTGACTGCGGGCAATTTCTTACCCTATCTGCTGTGAAACCTTTCGGAACCTTACTACCCGCCATACCGATAACACACTTAGTTCCACCTATATACATACCGTATGAATTTTTCCCACCCGAACTAATAGCCATTGTCCGTGACCCTGATTTATGATGTGCTGAGAACCCAAAGCTTTCAACAATCTCTATCAGCTGACTTGCCAACTTATCCACGTCCTGCGACTTCTTTTCCTTCTTAGCTTCCTGCGCTCTCGCCTTAGCCTGCTCAACTATTTCCTTACCAACCTCAGCTAAAGGTGTTCCATCACCTGCAACATCCTCTGATACAATCTCTACCTCAGTGATAGGCGGACACTCAATTCCAAGTTCCTTCTTCTGTTCCATAACCTCTGCTACATAATCTGCTTCAGTCTTCTGTAATGTAGCTACTTCTTCGGCTACACATTCCTCTGCGTCTGCATCGTACTGTTCTTCCATAGGTACATACCACCTTTTCAATGTAATTGGAGATATAATACTTGTTTTCCCGTCATCAAACCTAATTGTATAAGTTGACGCCTTTTTGTCTTCCTTGATAATCTCCATAACCTTGCCATTCTGTTTGTGCTGATACTTCATAATTTTCTTCCTCCTTGTGAGTGTGTATAGTGGCTTGCCATCATCAGCGTGTAAGTTGCCATCTTACCCGGACGCCTGTTCAACAGGCGTTTCGGCTTATGCTAAAATCATCTTAAGTTCTGCTATCTTACTGCGTGTTGTCTTTATACATTTTCTACACCAGTCTCTTTGGGTCTTCCAAAACTTATCTGTCTTATCTGCCATATAATATTCGTTATATCTTTTCTCCTCTTCGCTGTACTGCTTAAGTTCTTCCTTCAAATGACCTATCTCTATATTTATCTTCTTCTCAACCTCTAACTCTTCTTGAGACTTACTATTATCTACCAACTTCTTGCCGTATTCGTAAATCTCCTGCTTTGTAATGCTATCATCTGCCATATACATGAGCTCTAATCTCTTGTATATCTTATAATTATAATCGTTGTCCTTACATCCTGTACCTTCAATGAATTCGTTGTATAACATAATCTTGTCCTCCTTGAGTGTTTTGAGTTTTTTAACTTCTGTCTTCGTAAATAGTATATAACACATTTAAGTGATTGTCAATAGTCGAAAATAAAAATTTTCAAGTCTTTTCTAAAAAACTTCTTCTAGATTATTAAACTCTTCTTCTGTAAGTTCATTCAAATCTTTCTTATCAGTAGGAAATACATATTCAGTGATAATCTTATTCGTAACATTCTTTCGTATTCTCTTTCGTGCCTGTAATCCTGCTTTATCATTATCAGTTGCAAGAATTAACTTTCTACAAGGCAATTCTCTTAACTGCTTGAACTGTAATTCATTTCCTAATCCATTCAAAGCTACTGCATATCTTCCATATTGCCAAGCTGTTAATGCGTCTAACATTGATTCACAAACAATTACTTCATTTGCTACTTTTAGGTAATAACTTTTACCACTACGTTTGGTTCGTAATTCATCCACAGATGCTTGCACAGATGTAAGGTACTCATATAATCCGTATAAAGGTTTTTCGGCTCCTGCGGGATAGTTAAAGAACTTTGTCTTAACACTTCTCCTTGCCACGAACAAGTAATTGCCTTTAATATCTCGAGTTGGAAACGTGATACAATCTGTTCGGGCGTCATACCCAAGGTCGAACAGTTCAATAATATTTTCATCTGTTATTCCTCTCTTTTTCCAATATGGGTGAGTGTATCTGTATTTGTCTAATTCTTCTTCTGTAACATATTGACTATCTCGATTATTTTTCTTACTGTTAGGTGCAATAGAGTTATCAGGCAAGCCAATGTTACTATTAACTCTTCCAAAGTCCAATTCCACATCTTTCCTCTCCTCCACTTGAACACTTGCAAAATTTTTATTTAACCATTTCCAACCAAAACTACCAAAAGCATCCTCATAATGTCCAAAACAATGAGATATTACCTCTTGCAAAGAATGAACTTCATTGCAGGCAAAACAATGAAACTGTCCATCACTTTTTCTTATTCCGGCTGATGGTCTATGTTCTTGTCCGTTACCATGATAAGGACACTGCACCATTATGTCTTTAGATGTATCTATTGTTTTTTGTAATAGAGGAATATGATTTAAAGTAAGCTGAGATTGTAACTCAGTTATTATATCAGCTAAATCTGCGTTGAATTGAATATTATTTATTAGCATACCACTCTTTTATCCTTTGTCTTCTATAATCGTTTCTCCATTTAACATCACTGCAATATACTCGTACAAATTCTTTCTCGGTTCCACGAACCTTATCCCATGATTCGTTAGCTGATATCCTTTTAGCATCTTCTGCGTGTGCTAAGAAATAATTCAAATCTCTCTTCCATTCGAAGTTGAATATAATCCCGTGCCATTCTGCATAGGTAGTATGACTCCATGCAAACATTAGAACACATCCTCCTTCTCAGCTTGTTTCTTACCACGTCTAGGTTTTTGTTCTGTTCGTTCTACTTTATCGGAAAAGTCATCATTGATAGGAAAGTTTACAAACTCACCGGTATTAGGACTCCATTTATATCCTATCTTCTTACCCACAATACCATTTCTCTGCTTCTTTATCTGAAGTATTAGGTCACCATCTTTATTTTGTTTTAATGATATTACCTTAGTAGCATTGAAACTTATACCGTCACTATCTCGTATGCTTTCCAATTCAGGTAAATCGTCATTATCTCCTCCCATAACACCTGACCTATTAGCTTGAACAACCGTTAAAATAGGAACATGCATTTCCATTGATAAATTCACTAAATCTTCGCTGATGTTTGTTAATGATGTGGTCTTATTATCTCCGCGCTTTCCTCGTTCGTCTGAAAGATATGTAATGCCGTCTATTGCTATAGCCTGAAGTTTATATTGCTTTATCCAATTTCTTAATTTGGAAATGGTTATTTTTCTATCAAAATCAAGTGGGGTAGCTACTATAAATCTATTATCATATTCGGACAACTTGTCTACATACTTCTTATATTCTTCGTTATTAACTTCGTCTTTACCCCAAAATAATGCTTTATTATCAAAATGCTGATGTAATGTATCAAATCTATATCCAATACTACTCGAACCCATCTCGGGTGATATGTATCCTACATTGAATCCTATCTCCCATATATGCGTCATTATCTTTTCAAGTACCCAAGACTTTCCTTGATTAGTTCTTGCAAATATAACAAGAAACTCTTCTACTCTCTGTATGCCGTGTATCACATCATCAAGTTCCGGAAAACCTGTTGTAAAAAACCAGTCATCCTGTTTTTCTTTACGTTCGACAAATTCATTATAACGAACAATTGCTTGAGACACAATATCAATTCCGCCAAGATTATAATCCGGTTGCAATTCCTTCGTGGCATGTATCATATACTCTGCCGCCGCATTAGCATCTGTCTTTAATAAATCAGCTATCTTCTGAACTACCGGAACTGCTTTATAATATAGATACTCTTCCCGGATAGTTTCTACTAAGTATCTGTCGCTTTCCGTGACTTCAACAACATCTATATCAGGAAACTTTGAAACAAATGTAGCGGTGTCCGGTGTATTACCATACTGCTTATAGTGATTTACTATAAAATTTCGTTCATCTTCATATCCAGCAAAATAATCTTCCGTTAATTGATTATCCTCAATTATATCTATATTACCATTGGCTATGCATTTCCATAATATCTGTAATGATACCATTATCTCATATCCTTTCCTATGAATTTTATCACTTCACTTGAATAATATATTCTGCTGGTAAGTCGACTTCCAAGAATATCGCTTAACTGTGTAGCATCTACAATATTTGAAGTGAATATATTTGATTTCTCAGATAACATTCGCGAGTCTATCAACGAAAATAATTGAGTATAATCATATTGAGATATACCGGTTACTGCTATATCGTCCCATACAACCAAATCAACCGTTTCAAGTTGTTGCTTATATTTTGCAGGTAATGGATTGTTAAAATCTTTTAACTGAATTATGAGTTTCGGAACTGATACAAACATACCCTTCAAATTCTCATAATTGCCGATAGCTGTATGATGAAAATATGTGTGCAACATCTTTATCGCCCAACTTGTCTTACCATTGCCATTAACATCACTGCATATATATAAATTCTTACCGGAACCTACAAAATCGACTATATCCTTTCTAATATCGGCTAATCGATAAAATGCTGTTCTATCGCCTATATTATCATCAGTTATAACTAAGGTTATAGGTTTTTGCTTAGCTTCCGGTAACCCGCTATTCTCCATCTGCCATTTCATTTGCATATAGACAGTACATAAGTCACAATTATCATTGCAGGTATCGGCATACCAGCAATTAGAATTTTTCATATGATAAACCTCCTTTCTTAGCACGCTCTGATGTATGTCCCATATCAGTAGACGACTGCTTATCTTTTCTATAATGAGGACGATTGTCCTGTAAGCAATCATAGAATGTTCCATATCCATGTTCTATGCTATTCTTAATAACTGTTATTTGCTTATCCGGGTCCTCTGTTATAGATTTTAATTTATTAAGGATACCTATAAACTGTTTCTCGCCTTTTAGCTTATTCATCTGAGATAAAGATGCTAAGAAATCTTTTAAACATTCTAATACATCGGAATTATCTGTAAACTCTCTGATATGCAATAAGCATTTACTATACATATTCTGTTCAGGTTTTTTAGATTTACCAAATTCAAAACGAGCTATATCTATATCTTTAGATATAGATATCTTACTATTTTCTGTATTACTATTTATATTATTAGAGTGTAAAAAGTACGACTCAGACTCGGATTTTTTACTACTCTGAGTAGTACTTTTTACTACTCTGATTTTTCTATGACGACCATCAAATGCCATAATTTCAATCATTCCAAGGTCTTGTAATTTCTTTATAGATTTAGACACTTTAGATTCACTGCAATCACAAAATTCAGCGAAATATTCGTTTCCGGCGGTACAATGATTTTCGTTATCCAAACTGCTTATTTCAGTAAATATACATTTTTCAAGCAAGGTAAGTTCATTACTTAACCATATTTCTTTAGGTATCCAAACACCCTTAAAATCACGTTCACTATTCATATCGTCTCCTTTAGAAACAAATGGACCTGTATAAAAGGAAGGTCGGTTCCAATTATACAAGTCCAAGCTGACTTGAAACTATGAGGTTCTATTGCTAGAGCCCCGACCGACTCAAGCCAACCTGTTTGTTCCTTTATAGTATAATATACCATTTTTTGTAAGTCAATGACTTATTTATACATTTTCTGCACATCTTCTGCCTGCTTATCTACCTCAGCATTTACAGTATCCCATAAGATAGCACGTTCCTTTTCGATGCTAAAATCAGGCATATACGCGTCGGAAGGTATCGTTCTCTCCTCGGTATATTCTAAGGTATAGAATGTTTCATTAACCTTAAGACTTATACGACTCGTTGCCTTAATTGTAGTAGGTATTGCATAAGATTTATAATCGTCCTTTTTCTTAGCCATGATATTACTCCTTTGCTTTTGATATATGAAGCGATTCTTTCTTGCCCGGAATCTTACAACTTTCCATTTCGAGTAATACGTCTTTAGGAATATCGCCTTTGTAGATAAGTTTTTCTAACGCATCAGCGTCGATGTACTCTTTCGTTCGAATGATATTAAGATTGTACTTCTTAGCAAAATCAATTAATCTATCTTCATCCATCGTAGACGTATCTGATACAGTCAACTTACATTTCCATCCGCCAATCACAATATCCTCATTCTCTTTGCATACCTTATGAATAGCTTCTTTAAGCTTATCATTTAAATCGGCTACAACTTTCTTCAGTGCATTGCACTCTGTGTTTTTCTCGCCATACTCGGGAACTAATTCCTCAAGTGTCAATTTCTTCTCTTCCAATTTCTTTCTTGCCATTTGTACCCTTGCCTCCATATTTTCCCATGATACCATTCCTGCCCAACTTGATAGACTGCTTAAACTCTAATAAGAGCCATACATCATCTTCTGTCCAATTCCTAACTTTCCCCGATGATGTTACAATCATTTCGTAATCAGGCAGTTTCTTCATGGCTTCAAGTTCCGGATGTTTCCGCTTAACCATGTACCATTTGTTGATTGTCTGAACACTTGTTCCAATTCTCATTGCTACTTCTTCAATTTTCATACTATTTTCCTCCGTTCATAATCCATATCACCAGCTTTCCTTAGTTTTTCGAGTAGTTACCCATAAACATAATATAACACATTTAATGCTATATCACAAGTCTTAACTTAATAAGAAGTCTAATATCTCTCTGCTGTTTTCCTTTGTTATGTTACCATCAATAAGTATATCAGCCATAGCGCCTTTTTTCTCTACCAACTGATGTATCTTCTCATCTATGGTATCTCGGCACATCAAAGTATATATTGTAAGATTATCTTTCTGTCCAATACGATGACATCTATCAACTGCTTGTTCCTTTAATGCCTTATTCCAAGGTTCGTCTACAAATATCTCAACCGTACCTGCTGTTAATGTTAATCCCGTACCCATGGCACCTGTCGTACCTATAAGTATCTTTATCTCACCAATCTGAAATCTCTGTACTATCCAATCTCTGTCAATATCTTTTGTGCTACCAGTCAACTGCTCAACAAACAGATATTTTGCATTGAGCCTTTCATATATAGCATCTGTCATCTGTGTCCAATTACTAAAGATAACAACTTGTTTATCATTCTCCCTTGCTTCCTCAACAAGTTCCTCAAGTCTATCTAACTTAGCACTTTCCTGAATAGTACTGCTTAAGATACCGGTGTATCCTGTTGCCTGACGCATTCTAATGAGTTCAGCTAACGGATTAGGAGCTGTTTTAATTTGGTCTATATTCTCTCTAATCTCTGCTGTCACTTCGTTATATATCTTTTCCTGAAGACTTGACATTTCAACATATTCGTCTATGTAAACTTTGTTCGGTAAGTCTAATACTTCTTCCTTCTTACGTCTGAGCATTATCTCATCCAGACGCTCCTGAAGTTCGTCTAAGTTCTTATAGCCTATAACCTCATATCCGCCAAATCCACCATAGTCTGCGTAATGTCTTTTAAAAGCTCCAAATGCATGTTTCTCATAGCCTAACCACTTGAGTATGATATAAAGGTCAAACGGATTATTCATTAAAGGAGTACCTGTCATGGCTATCATTGTATCCGCCTGAAGTTTAAGAATACCTTTACCTTGTTGCGATGTTGGGTTCTTACATTTATGAGCTTCGTCTAGTGCTATCATTCCAATCTCGCCTGAACTACATAACTTCTGCAACTCAGCTACTATCTCTTCATCTCGTAAAGTTTCCACATTTGTGATTATAAAGTATGCGGGATTAGTTGCTAACATCTTAACATCGGTAAGCTTATCTGCGTTTAACCCTATAACAGTCTTACCACGCATTATACGCTGTCCTAAGATATAAGCCTGTTCGTTAGAATGTGTTCCAACTTCCTGTTGCCAATTCCATTTAAGTCCATTCACACCGCATATAATAAGGCAGTGCTTATATCCTTTGGACAACTTCTTTGCTACTGCTATATCAATAACCTGTTTAGTCTTACCTAAACCCATCTCATCTCCGAGGAGCCATCTATCATTGGTAAGTCCAAAATTAAAACCTACTATTTGATGTTCGTAAGGATTAGTCTTAAATTCAAATCCTTCCGGGATAACTGCCTTAGGCTTTTCTAACGGTATATACGGTCCTATAATATCTATCTCAGCCCAATCAACTTTCTTAATAAATTCACCAAGCTTTGTAAAAGGCAGTTCCCATATCTTATTATCTACGTCCCAAAACTTACTCGAAAATTCTCTAATAGCATTTACAATGCGCATATCGAAATCGAAGGTTATATACAATGAATACTCTCCATTGCAACGCTTGGACTTATCTATCTTAATGTTTATCATACACACACCTCCTTCTTTATGCCCACCTTTTCACATAGTAATTACCTACTGACATTCCCCTGCAATCCCATATATCTTGAACATGACCTTGTGTTATACAAGTATGATGATTAGCTACTGTTATTAACACTCCTTCATGTAATTGTTTCTGAGTTAATATCTTGTCCATTTCACCTACGGTGTATTTCTTGCCATCTAACTTCCGGGGTTGCTTCCTCTTCACGTATCCATATTCCTTTAATACTAATTCCATAGTCTGCTTATCTGTAATGCCATAACACTTTTTCTTTGCCCAATAGGCACATTTATCTATTGCCTCTTCATAACTAATACCTAATGTACCTACCAATGCCCTAACGGCACAATCGCCTGTCTTATGATGTTTAGGATTTACATTAAACTCTACATAATCTAACATATTCAATTCCTCCTGCTTCTGAGTTTTTCGAGTAGTCACTCTTCGTAAATAGTATATAACACATTTAAGGTATTGTCAATAGGGCATCACCATCTTTTTACCATCTTTTCTAAAAAATCAAAAAAATAAAAGGCTTTACATGAAAGCCTTCAATCATTATATTTCTTAGCAAGTGTTCGTATCATATCTTTAATACATAATCGCTCTTTATTCATATCCGTATTTTGATACAGAACAGCTATAAACTCCTTTAACTCTCGGCACACGTCTTTAATGCCTTGAATAACTTCACTATCTATAGCCTGATTTTGCTGATACCTTCTTTTCGTATCCCGGTATTTCATATAATAAGGGAGGATATCATCATACTCCTGTTTTACACCGTCTACCATCAAATTTAAGCCACGGTTTAGATTTTCCTTACAAATATATAAGGAAGCTAATTCGCTTACGTTATCAAAGGTGGTATCACTGTTTTCTAACGTCTCAATCGCTTCGTTAATTGCTACAATATCCATTTCTAATATCCTCCTTAAAAAGAGGGAGTGTATTTCAACTCCCTCAAGTATGAATCACATTCTTTCGACTTTACGTTTCATCTCTTCGATTTGACGCATCATCTTATCTTTTTCGTCGTGGCCGCTGTATCCGTCGTCTCGACTGGTATAACGACCCATAGCATCTCTGCCTCTGCGATAACTCGAATCTTCACTATAACGACCATCACCATCTCCATCACGTCCTCTGCGTGCATGAGAAGTACCAGGTTCATCGTAATAGTAATAAGGATAAGGCATTCTATTGCTATGTCCGCCATCGTCATATGAATACCTATCATAAGAACTACCAGCATCTTCCATAGCCTCGATTGTCTTGATATCTTTTATAATATCAACTGCTTTGTATGCACGTTCAAGTTCGGTAGGAGAGATATCGCCTTTCTTATTAAGCTCTTTGATGTCGTCTTTAAGACTCTCACATAAGTCATACAATTCGTTCATCATATACGGTGTCCTCCTTTCTTAGGCTATGCGTGAAACTGTCATATTGGCATTCTGAACAAGAATTGCTGGTGCAGGGTCTGTAGGTGTAGCGCCCGCTGATGTATTTTCTACACTTACATTGAAGCAACATCCGTTAGGTACATTGATTATTGCAGTACTCGTTACATTAAAGAAATTATTCTGTGTCGGAGGTTCCTCGGCTACTGCCGCCGGTGTTACAATGGCTCTTGAAGTAAGTATAGGTTCTCCATCAAGAGAAAGTGAAACACTAATAGGACCAACCGTACCTGTGCTAGGTACTGCAATATTACCGTTGAATGTTACCTGATATCTCGCAAAGCAATTATTGGTGATGCCTCGTAGAGTTACAATACCACTACCGTTTCTGTGGTATACATAGCCCTTGCTACAACCAATGCTGGTATTAAGGGTGACAACCTGATTAGGATTCACTGTCTGAACAAGGTTATTCGTAAACTCTGCCATAATCACGCACCTCCTTAGAAGTTACCGCTACACCCACAGCTACCATTATTACTGCAGGTGAAGATAGGAGTTCTACCATAGACCGGAGTTGTAGGAACAGGACAATTGCTCAATCTGTTATACAGAGCGTCAACTTCTGCTTCCTGACCCTGTCTAAGAGTAGCCGTCTGCTCAATCTGCGAAGCCTGTCCACGAGCGTAAAGCAGTTCCTGACGAAGCTGAGCGATTGTATCGTTCTTAGCATCGAGCTCAAGAGCGCAAAGCTTATCAAGGATAGCCTGAGTGCCTTTATTCTGAGAATCAATGATATCTCTTGTATTATTAGCATCGGCAAATCTTGTAGCATTGCCTTCATTCTGAACAATATTCTGAGTCTGGCAAGTTGCAAGTCTGTTATCGCAGCAACACTGAGCGAGCTGTGCCTGAAGCGCACTCATGCCCTGAGTAGTAGCTGTCTGTGCGTTGAAACTTCTTTCGAGGTCTGCGAGCTGGTTAGTATAGAGTTGCTGGGAAAGTGCTGTCTGAGCACCATTAACTGCCGCTGTTACACCAGCAAATCCACCACAAAGCTGAGTTGAAATATCAGCTAAGTTATCTCTGATTGAAGTAATGCCATCATTCAACATCGCATTCTGAAATCCTGCATTAGTATTAGCATTGATGCTTGACTGTCCGTTAAGAAGCCAAGGGAAGTCAGTCGTAAGACCGTAGCCTCCACCACCAAATCCTCCAAAACCATTACCCCAACCATTTCCCATAAGGGCAAAGAGGAATAAGATGACCCACCAGCCATCACCGCCGAAGCCATTGCCCCAGCCATTTCCATAGCCACCGCCCGTATAAGCGGGAGCTACCGGCATATACATTCCATTTCCTGAATCTGTAAGTGCCATGAGTTCTCCTTTCTACCACTAGCTATTTGTGGTTAATGACCATTCGGTCAGATATTTATATTAAAGGATATGCGCACTTTCCTCTAATATCAAAGTTTGACGCCCATTCGTTGAGCCATCTGAGTTAATCTATTAAGCTGTTCCTGACTCATCTGTCCATTATTCAACATATTCTGAACAGCTCCATGCGGGTCATTAGCAAACTGTTCAGGAATATTTATCTTTCTTTTCATAAGCCACTGCATAGGATTCTGTTTGAATGAGTTGAACTGATTCATAAATCCCTTATTCATTTGTTCGTTGTATAGAGGGTTTGCCATTAGGTCTTGACTCCTTTCGCTGATAAGTATTTGACTGAGACTGTCGCGACTTCAAGCTCTCAATAGCCTCTTCAAATTCGTCACGGGTTATGAATTGAGATGTATCTATGCTAGTATTCTTAACTTCAGTTTCATTAGTCTCAGAATAGCTAAATATCCGCAAAGGCTGAGGCATTCCGCTAGCATCTACCGTCTTGATAAAGAAGCGTTCACTTTCACTATCGAATAACACAGCGCTTTTACCATTCTGAACAGGATATGCCTTACCACCGCTCTCTCCTTGAACCCATATGATATTCGTATCAGGCTGAGGTACCGTATTATAATTCTGTATCGGTGGGGTATAAGGCTGATATGGGTTATTATACTGTTGGTATGAGTTGTTATAAAATGCCATTGATTAATCCTCCTTTGTGAAATAATATATTGGAATTTCATCGCCGCTGTCCCAGGTATCATAATAATTTCCATCAATTACTGCGACAACGTGAGAACCAGTAGCTAATAAATACTTACCTAATGGTTTATCTACACAGAATTCTTTTATGGAATAACATTCAGGACATAGATTTGGAATAATACGTTTCTTGAAACCTAATGATTTTAAATAAGAACTCCAAACTTCGTTAGATGAAGGCATGTCATACATTCGAGCACCTTCCATAACCACATCCCAATAGGTGTCTTCCCATAACTGACCGGTTATTATTGAAATGCCTCGTATAACACAATCTCCAACAAGATTTTTAATAGGATTTGGATTTTTGTGAATATACATACACAATCTCCTCCCTCTTTTATACTTTAATTGTACAGAAGAAAAGGAAGTGTAGATTATACACTTCCTCTATCATTATCATACAATTTCTATACGATTTTTAAAGAATACGAATTATTTTATTCTTAACACGCTTAGCTAACTTTGAAACCTGAGGTTCTGAAACATTCATCTTCATAGCTATTTGAACATTTGACATATCTTTAGCTCGTAGATTGAAATACCAAAGTTCATCCGGAGTAAAATTACATAAAGCTCTAAATCTATTCAACTCTGGAACTGTAAAATCTCGTAGTTTCAATGTCCTAATCCTTTTCCGTCAGCAAAACTGTTGAATTATTGCAATTATTCCTCATAGGGTTCGCCAACAATATCTTCGTATTCTTTGGCTGTAATAACACCGTTTGCGACATCCTCTTTCAAAAGGTTTTTAACCTGTGCTTTCCATGTCTGCGGTACTTCGTCAAATGTTCTTGTTCCAGCGAGAATACGATTTCTGTAAATCTTTGCCATTGTTCGCCCTCCTTATAATTCCATTGATTCAGCCAAATCACACAACGCTTCTTCGACATCAGCTACTCGCTGTGCGTAGTTCTCGTCAACATCGATAAGTGCTTCTTCGTGTTCATCTAAACGTTTTGTCGATTCTTCGTGACACATATCTGTAAAATCGGATAACTTCTTCTCAATGCGTCCTATCGCATCCCATAAAGCCATGATTTCTTTATCCATGATTTACCTCCTTAAAATGCACCGAATGGTGATATTCCAATCGAGACAGCATCATAATAACCTGCAGGAATTGGTGGAGTATTATTGTATCCATCTGCATAACAAATCCATCTAGCATTTGCTGCATTCAAATAGGCAGGTGAACGGAACCACCATCTGTTATATCGACCGCTATTTGCTTTGGATATATTTGCACTTGTTTCGTACCATGTGAACTGAGTAAGTGCATTTCTCTCTGTTGCATTGGAAAATGTTGACGCACTTCCAAAAACTTCCTTTTCTGCAGGTAAAGCAAAATAATCGACGCTAGTTGTTATTGTTGAACCATTATAAGTGTTAATTGTCTTTGTTTTAAACTGTTTAAATGCACCTCTTAAAGCAGCACTTAAAGCACCTCTGAATCCACCATTGCACCAATTACGTCTTTCGCATCCATTCCAAGATGTGGAGTAATCTGATACAGAGGTATCACTAGTCATTGAACCTTGAGTCACACAATCTTTAGTGCCGACCACAAAGGAGCAAGTGTTCCTTGTTTGCCCCTGTTTGTCTAAAACAGGAGTTTGCAATTCATATAATCCCTTGTGCATGAGAGCTAAGGTTATCTGTGTATCATCAGGCATTGTTGCTCCGGATACTGTCCATGAAATGCCGTCGTAAGTGCCGCTATTAGATATAGCTGAAATTGTTGTGCTATGTTCCTGACCTACTCTCCAACCTGCATCATCATAAAGATCAATTTCGCCTCTATCAGCTTTACACACCATTTCAAGAATTTCTGCTTCATTAGCAGCTGCAAATGTTTTAAGCGTGTGAGATGATGCTGTCGGCGGGATTAACACAAGATCACTATATGAACTTCCGGTTATAGCAGTATTCCATGTATTGTCTGCCTGTAATGCTGTGGCGCAGTAATTATCCTCACCAATGTAGAGCATAGCTAACGCATCCGCGCATGTATCACTGGCAAAGCTAGTCGACCTAACCATATAATCGACCGCATTATTATCACTGATCAGAGAAAGAAGCGTCTGCGAATCTGCGATGACTTCCGCCAGTGTGGTATAGGGCTTATTTTTAATTCCAGCGCAAAGAAGCCAAGTCTGAATATCGTTCACAGGTGTTACTGTCGAACCGTCAGGGATAAAGGAAAGAGTGACTGATTCTGTCTGTCCGCTGGTAGTGATAACAACGTTTTTCGTATCGGTATTTACCCCGTCCGTAGCTGTTACCGTGTACGTTGCCGCCGACTCAACCACAAAGGTATAAGGATTAGTAGTAGCTGTCTGTGTCTGCTGTCCTGTTGCCGACAAGGTACACGTTGCGCCTACGGGATATGTAGCGGTTATGCTTGCCGCAAAGAAGGTGATAGTAATCGAATACACCTTAACAGTATCTACATTTATCGTGTCAGTAGCGGTATCGCTGCTAAACGAAACTGTTATCGTCCATGTACCAAATTCATCAACATCAGCTTCAAACAATCCCGTAGAGGTTTCCGTTGCCGTAATGGTATTTGCGCCCTTTGTAAGCGTAACTGTTGAGCCTGTGGTTGTGGTTATGTTTATATGAGGCAACATTCCCTTTGGAGCATCGCCATTTACCCATTCGCTGTTGCCAGCGTCATAAGTCAATAATTGTCCGTCCTGTGGACTCGTAATGCTGACATCCGACAAACCACTTAACGATGCCGAAGCTATAGCCTGTGCCTGTTCTTTCCAATACTTTGCATTGTTCTCATAATAAGGAGAGCCGCTTGTAACGGGTGTTCCGTTCTGTGTACCGTTTGCGTAACCCTCTGATTTGAGCTGGTCTGTATTAGCCGAACTCGCGGAAGCGCTCGCTGCATTAGCCTGTGCCGTAACATCAGCAAGATAGTTAGGCTGTAATTTTGTGCCTGTAATGCTTCCGTCAACAACATTTGCAGATACTGCTCCGCTAATATCAGTTGTGAAGGCTATTGTTGATGTGTTAGTGAATTCATATTGAGTAAGTAACGCTGATAGGTCGACATATTTATATGTCCCGTCAGCCATTTCAATTATCAGCTGTTGATAATGAACTGATGTAGGATCATCATCATAATCAAAATTAACAGATAACTTACTAAGTCCAGTATCAATGGTTGTTGATGTGCCATTTTTAAGAGTTATAGTCATAATACCTGTTGCTGTATCATAACTTATACTCGCCACGCATGTAAGCAAATCACTTTCATTGGCTTTAGTTGTATCAAAAGTCACCACTCTGTCATCAATGGTGTCTATACAACCATCCATATAATTAAGATTGGTTTCATTGATTGCAGGAGTCTGGTCATTACGCCAACCTATATTAACATGACATTTATTCACTATTCTTCACCTCCTTTTCTTTTAATAAAGCCATATTATAACCACTATCTAAGATAGTGAAAATATGCTTAAGTATATAGCGCTTAGCCTCTAATGGTAATTTATTTTGCTGGAGTATTTCCATTATTTCATGTTCCAATTCTTCCATATTATGCCTCCACCAAGAATGTTCTGGTTACTCCATCCATCGTTAGAGATTCCCATTTGCATGTGCGGTTTTTTATTGTTACTACTGTCGATGCACTTATTCCGATGTCGATATTGTCACCGACTAAAGAAATGCCCCAGTTCTGGTATGATGAGTCTGACGAATCTAAAATAATTCTAGAGTCATTCCGGCCTTGTATTCTCAATCCACTACTTGAATCATCCATACGGATAAACGCATCACTCGTACTCGTTCCGGCATATATATTGTCGCAGTTGTAAATGGTAGTAACGGAGTGGTCATATCCTATATGAACCGATGAACCGTTGATTGCCACATTAGCAAATTCGGATGAACCATGTGCGGAGTTATAGCCATTGATATCAAGCCATTTGTTGCCTACACTTCCCGATCCCGATACTTGAATACCGCCATGATACAGACTCAATCCTGTACCGTCAGTCATTTGGATTTCGCCGCCTGTAAATGTTACTGAGCCCAAAGTACAATCGCCACTATCATCAAGTTTGAAGTTCGTAGAATCTACTGTAAATGTACCGGTTGAACTGACTTCTATACTATTAGAAGTGATTGTGATTCCAGACATTTCATCGTCTAAATCTTCAACTAAATTATCCTTGCTCACCTTCAAACCAATTTCCTGTGCGGTCTGATATGCGTAGGAACCTACTATAGAATCGTCAAGCTGTTCTGTTAATTCCGCCGATACTTCGTCTACATCAGCCCGTATCTTTAATGTCTTATTTGCTAACTGCTTAAACTGACTTGAAACGCTATTAAGCTGTTCGTCAAGATATTGAGTACCTTGCGCTGTATATTTATCCCGCAGTGACTGAATGCCTGATAATGTACGTTCTAAGATATAAGTTGTGATTCCTCTATAAATAGTTCGTATTCTTAAGCCGTCTCCAACTTCATGAAGTGGATTACCTAATGCATTAATCACCGCCGGTCTATAATAACGATTTCTAATCTTATCAAGTATATTATTAGCCACACTTGTTAATGACGTAGCATTATAACCATATACAAGGAAGTTACCAGTAATCACATACCTATTTCCTGCAGTGCCTACCGTAACTCCTATATCCTCATCATCCGTTCTTACAGTAAGCTGAGTTATGCCCTCGGAATTATAATCCTCAAACTGAATATCAATATAATATGATTTTTCTACAACGTCTACACTATGATTCACATCCTGTGGGTATAAATCATTAGCGGGATAAAGTGTTTCGGAAGGGAACAAACCTGAATCCAAGTCAGCGCTTAGCTCAACAAAGCGAAACTTGTTATCGTGTGTAATCGTACCAAATACGCCGTTTATTTCGCAGATAGCCTTTATAACGTCTGCGCCGCTTAACGTCTCAGGTTCGATGGTTCGTTTAATTACCATTAGGTCATTTGCAAGCGCTCCACTCTCAGCTGTAATTCCAAAATAATTTAAGAACGATGCCCTGAATTGAGCCATTGTCACAGAACTTGTAGAATTAGGAAGTATCGTATTATACCAACCCCGCACATCTGCATTAAGTATATCATACATCGCATCGTATGCTAAAATTTCTCGTCTTGTTCTATCACTCGTAAGATTATCTTCGGCGACCTTAAAAGTACCTAACTGCAACATCAACGAAGCATCTTTATTAGGAATAAGATATACCTTGAGTTGCTTGCCTTTGACGGTACCAATGTTCTCGTACATTGTAAACTTGATGTATCCAGCATTGCATGAACCATATTCAATCTGTGTAGTCGCGCACAATGATTGATTCAGTTCAAATTTTTCCAAATCAATTTCATTGTTTGTAATAATAACTGACGAGCCTGTGATAGTATAGGTGCTTCCCGATACATTCATCGTGCCATCAGTTATTATAAGTTCATGTAGGATACTATCTTGTTTCCAAATGTCTGAATTATAAGGAATCATTTATTGTCCTCCTCTCTCATGTGGTAGGTGCCTTCCCATATCCAATAAATTCCATTGTTACGGGTTCATATTTTATAACATTGCCCTTAATCTTATCGATTGTAGGGTCAATATCCGGAACATAAAATGATTCAGTTCTATAATCGTCAGTTTCTGAAATATACACCGTAGCCTGAACTTTTTTCTCAAGCGCATTGGTATATCGACTTTGAATGTTTGTCCACATCTCACCTAACTCAGTATTAGTAAGCGACCTTGTCTGAAACGTCGCATGAGGAACTTGTAATACGGCTTTTCTATGAAGAACACCGTAAGCATCTCTATAACCTTCAACATCGAGTGTTGAGAATACTCCGTGATAAGTCTTTTCCTGAATAAGAGTAAGAGGGAGTTCATAATCCGTAGTTCCGTGAATCTTTATCAAGTATCCTGCGTATGCCATATCAACACCCTCCTCTCTTATTTATTATAACTTGATTTAATAAAAATGTAAACTCTTTATTATGCAAAGGCACTTGAACCCGTGCGCTGATTGTATCTTGTTGACTCTTTCTGAATAACTTTGAATAATCCATTCGGGTCACCTTCTACCTGGAATGTTACGTTTATATTCTGCTGTGCCATTACTTCCTGAAGTGCTTTCTTAATAGTTGAGAGCGGCGATACAATTTCAGTTTCCTTATTATTATCACCCAACACTGCAAGGAACTCTGACATATTAGGAGGAACAACCGTACCTTGTGCAAGTCTTGGCAATGAAACTTCTTTAACTTCCTTTATATTAAAACCAAACTTTTCGCCACCTATGATAGGAACCCAATCAGGCACATCAAATGACAACTTATTCAATGCGCCAATCATAAAGTTGATTCCTTTAATCACTGCATTTACAAGAGCTTCGATGCAACCCATTATCAAGTTAATTGGTTTCTTTATAGCGCCTTTTATGACATCGAATACAGCTATAATAGCCTTACCTAAGTTTGAAAAGATGTTCTTAATACCTTCGAATATCTTCTGAAAGCGCAGTTTGACATTCTCTAATATCTTAACTATATCTTCTTTTCGTTTGCTAAACCACTCAGTAGCACGAGTGAATAATCCTTTAAAATCACCGGTTAGTATATCTTTAATCGCACCAAATAGGAATCTTACTGTACTAATAACGGTTTCAACAAATTTTGCTATAAATTCGCCTAAACCCACCAATATATCCCATGCGGTCTGAAGAACTGCCTGTAACGAAGGCCATATATTATCTAAAAACCATTGTATAACAGCAAGAACTGCATTTAATACCGGTTTTAATATGTCGGATAAATAACTTACCAAGTCACCTAATAATCCAAATAACTCATCAATGACTGGTTTGATATAATTCGTATAGAAAGCTTTAATATCTTCAGCCCAACCCGCTAACATCGGCCCAGGTCCATTATTCCACCAATCAAGTAATACACCAAGCAACTCGGATAACCAAGTCTTAACCTCATCTATGATACCTTTTATCTGTTCCCAGACAACAAATACTCCGGATAATACATCATCAATGAACGAACGAACGGTATCTATCAACGGTGATAGTATATCTAAAATGCCTTGTAATGCTGTTGCAAATCCATTAGCATTATCTACTATAGGTTGAACAAATAACTCGAATAATGATATTAATATATCTAATCCAAGTGTCTTAAGTCCTGACACTGCGTCAAATATAATACCAAGTGCTGTTGCAATTATATTTATAGCGGCATCACCTGCTAATGGTGCTAATATAACACTTAATGCTACGAAAAGTTCGGATATATCTGTCGTTAATCTATCTATTAATCCACACATGGTTTGAATGAATATAATTATCGAATTTCCATTATCCTCTAAGAACTGAGCTAATGCGCCACTGAATAATTGTCCAATAACAAGTGCTATATTAGCAATCGAACCGGCTACTGTTCCAAGCATACTTGCTATACCCGATATAGTCGTCCTTATTGCCTTTAATCTCGAGTCAGTAACAATAGCTTTTACTGCCGCTCGAATACGTTCGAGATTCTTTGTTATCTTATCAATACCTTTAGCATCAAAGGTTAATTTAAATGACTGCTTAAATGGTTGAATGACAGTTTCATTAGCGAAATCTCGTATTTGCTTGACTATATCTCTTAATTTTTCTACCGACGATAAAACACTTGGAGCTATACCGGTTTCTTCAAATGATTTGCTTGTACCTCCGCCTGCGCCTTTATCTGTTGTTATAACATTCAACTTATCAAATGATGCAAGGGAACCTTTAGCTTTATCACCAGCTTTTTCTACTTCATCACCTGTTTTCTTAATAGCCTTGATATAGGTAGTCTGCCCACTCATTGCCGCGATGAATTGTGCTAATTTATCAATAGCTTGAGTAAGCGCATCTACTAATATTTGAATATAAGGAACAACGGTAGTTATGATAGGTTCAAAGGCTGATGCGAATGAGTTACGCAGAGTAGTCAGCGAACCTTTCAAGGCTTTAATCTGTTCTGTAAGAGGAGTAAGCTTACTTGCCGATAATTCTTTGAACCCTTCTATTATAGCGGTTCTAAGTTTTCTAAATAAAGCAAACATTCCTCTAACACCAAAAGCTAATGCTATGAAACGCTTAGTCATCGTCTTAAGGTTACCAACAACAACCGATGTACCTTTCGAAAACCCAGCTCCCATATCGGAAGCTGATTTTTTCACTGAGACACCTGTCTTTCTGGCTTTGTTAGATAATTCGTCATAATGAATTATTTGTTGCTTCATCTTATCATTGACCTTATCTAACTCAGTCTGCATTTGTGTATATTTTGTTGAATTTATTCCATCTGTATAAGCCTGATTAGTTTTTACCAATTCAACAATATCGGCTCTCACTTCTCTATATCGAGTTCCTACTTCTTCAATCTTAGATTGTAGTTTATCCCATGTCTTACCCGATGTTTCACCTGCCTGAATGAGTTCGTCTTCTTTTTGTTGTAATTTTCCTGATTCCTCTTCAAGCTTGACAAATTCAGTATAAAGTCTTTGATATTCTTCAGTAGGAAGTTTAGCGGCTGAAAATTTATCTAATGCCTGAATAAACTCTTCACCGGTAGCTGATTTATTCAGCGCTTCAGAAAATTTTTCAACTTCGTCAGTTAAAGGCATTTTCATATCAGCGAGTTTTTCCATCTGCTTAATCAAATCTCTAGCCGCATTATAATCTTTCTTCATCTGCGTTTCAAGATTGGTAAGCTGTGCTGAGGATTGACCCTTGCGTGATTTAAAGATACCTTCTATCTCTTTCTGTAATTGTTCGGCGGTTTTTTCTGCATCAACTACATCTAAATCTACCGAAAGTTTGATATCAGTATCAGCCATTTATCCACCCCACAATTCTCTGATATAATCGTCTGCTTTTTGCTGTTCGATACTTCGTAAATCTATGTTGAAATATTCAGGATTATCATGTCTGAATTGCTTCTCATGTTTTTCAAGTTTCTTACCATGTGCGATTTTATATCGAATTGAAACTATATTAGAAAGAGGACACTCACCAATTGCTGTATAATAACTTAAGAATGTCCACCAATGGAGATAATCTAAAGAACGTATTTCCTGCTTAGCAATATTATTAATCGCTGAACATATAAGATTTGAATCTTTATCCCAATCAATAAGTCTGTGACCACCGGTATTACTCTGAATATCATCCTCGCCACCATCGAAGAATCGTTGCATTTCTTTCTGCAATTCATCCCATATATCTGCACGCGCACTTACATCTTCGATAGTGTTAAAATCTTCGTAGAACATTATCATGATAGCATAGAAACGTTCCTTATCGGAAAGTTCCTTATCATTCATAGCTTTAAAGCAATCAAGCACCATTCGAAAATCGCCTTTATTCCGAATGTCGAATGATGCTTGTCCTATTTCTACGGAGGTCTGAAGACTATACATGATTATTTCTTCTTTCCCTTGCCTGCTTTACCGGAGGTATATTTGTCGGTATATTTCTTGGTACGTTCTTTCAACTTATTATATTCATCGCTGATATTATTGGCATACAACTTAATAAGTCCTTCGATGATAACTTCGTATCTGAATTTACCATCTTTAGGGTCATACATCGTGCCATATCTAGCACAAACATCGCTGACAGGATAATCAAATATATAATCTACATATTCTCTCATCCTCGTGTCTGCCTGCTTTAAAAGGTCCGATAAATCATCTGCATCAGAAGGCATATTGGCTATTTCAGTCATTTCCTTCTCAAGCTTTTCCATTCCCTTATCAAGTCTATCTACAATACTCAAGTCCGATAAGTTCAATTCGATAATAGCATTTGAATCGCCATTGATACGAAATTTTGTTCGATTAACTCCTTCAAGATTAATATCAATAATATTATCCTGAACTTCATTAACCTTTGCGCTGTCGGTAAGAGCCATAATCAATCCTCCTAATTATCAGAGAGTGGTGTCCTGAACGAATTGGAAATTCTTTGTAAGCTTATCTACTGTTCCCGTCGTAATCTTATTACTAAAGTGAACGGTAATCGGGAAGTTTACATTTGCATCTCCACCCATGCTTTCGTATGTAATTGAGCAGTCGTCGTGTCTTTCAGTCTCATACTGACCTTCAGTACCAACGAATGCAGTGATTACATAAATAGTGAACTGCTGAAGTTCTGAAAGCGCATTTCTACGTCTAATATCATTAAGGAACGCTCCAAGTCTGCTTCCACCCAGGATAAGGAACGGGTCGAATGACTGTGAAGGCTGAGTCTTATTAACATCGGTGTAGTTATTTCCAAGGATGTCTGTACTTTCCTGAATATCAGGATTGTATTCAATACTTGAATCCTCAGTTCTTACGCCAAGTAATTCACGAACCTGTTCAGTTCCCGTGGTAGCGCCATCAAGTGTAGGCTCTTCCCACTCTGCTACAGTGATTAACAGCTTACGCTCTGCGCGCTGTCCTTCTTTCAAGTTAATCTGCTTGATTGTAGTTGTAGCCGCCATAATATCCTCCTTCTTTTAATTCCAAATCATTTTACTTCTATCTAAGTAGTCAATCTGTATTGACATACTATACTTTGCTAATGCCGGGGTTACTTGAGTATCTACGCCATTAAGATTAGGATTTTCTGATGTAGTCATCATGGAGTCAATTAAACAATCCTCGCCGAAGTCTGGATAATTTTCCAAATCAGCTTGTTCTGAAATCCAATCCATTATGCCTTGAACATCAAATAATTCCTCTACATTCTCACTCACGTACCCAGCACTTTTTGGTACGGGTTGATAAGCTACTGACCTAAAATCTATAATGGTAAAGGTAAAGCGTTTCAACACACTTCCATCTATATATCTGCGATTAAGTATCTTATCGTTAGCCTGAACCACAATTTGCTTATTCTCATCTTTGGCATTTAAGAAATTAAAGAATAATGGATTATCCGCTATCGTCGGACATTGTATCAAAAAATCTATGATAGCCTGATTCTTATCTACCACCACCATGCGTCATCCTCCAATGTAGTATATCCTCAACTTCCTTTACAAATTCGTCGCCTCTGTCCCTCATCATAGCCTCATTCCATCTTGCTGATGCAAGTGGATGATATTCTGTTGTATGATTAAAATCATCACCGTAATATTGATATCTTGCGTATGGTTGTATATAAGTAACTCCTGTCGGACTAACCACCGCAGTCTGCGAAAGTGGTCCTTCTAAGAACGGTACATACGGGTCACACATCTTTGCCAAGGTATTATGTATCGCTAACATTGTAGTAGGATTGTTATTAATCGTATCAAGCTTATCTCGTAAAGCTTTATTTAATTTAGATTTAATATCAATCGTCACACTTGCCATATTATTTACCTCGTGCTAAATAATGTTCATTATTCCTACCCTTTCCCGTATCATTAGCATATTCTGTTATTTCCATACATGCTTGATATTCACGATACATACCAAGTAAGTCTGTTGACCTATGTCCCTTAGTATATTCGTCAATTTCAAACTCGCATTCGCCTTTAACAATAATATCGCCTTGTGCAAGTGTAAAGTAATCACCCATCTCATCATTAGGTAATTTTACCCACTCCTGCTTCTCAAGAAACCTATCATCTTTCGGTATTCGACAAACTATTATCTTTGAATCGAGTATTGTCTCACCAACTCTTACTTCTGTTCCTGACAACTGCCAAAAGCAATCTTCAACAACATTCTTATACCAACGAACGATATCCGTCTGAGCATCTATAACCTTATTATATATTGTCACAGTAGTTTCCCACCATATAGGATAGCCAGGTTTACTCATTTGGATACACCCCCCGGTAAAGCAGTAGCTGTCCTGCCTCGTTCATAACACCCTGCAAGTATTTTTCAATGGCGTCTTTACTGTCAGCTTCCACGTCCTCAGCTAAGTCCTTAGCATTAAGAACATTGTAGCTGACAGATACGCCATCATTGGATTGAGAAGATATCGCTCCTACCGCAGAGCCATTAGTCTGTCCGGAACTCGCCGCAAGGACTTTGTCCTTGAATGATGCCATATTTATCAAATATTTCATCAAGCGTTTAAGTTCTTCCGGAAATGTAGTGTCTTTCTTGAGCCTGTTAAAGGTATACCAATTAACAAGAGACTCAGCTTCGAATTCTAAGTCGCCAAAGGTGGTCTCGTCTAATGTGCCGCCCATACTTTGATACTCTGCATATGTTAGATACATAACGCAACCACCTTTCGTGTATTATTTCGACTTTCTTGTCGTCTTACGCACAGTAGACTTTTCAGGCTCCTCAGCGGGAATTTCTCCCGCCTTGGTATTCTGATTTTCCAATTCAGCTATCCTTTCCTTCAGTGCCTTTATCTCAGAGATATGCTGTTTATATGCTGTCTGAAGTACATTGATATCGTTTGGAATACTTGCCTGCAATACGTTACCGCTCTCATCAACTACATCGTAACCTTTAGCCATATATCTATCTATAGCAAGTTCCGGTATAGTCAAATACGAACCGCCTCGTCTAACCGTTACTATTCCATCAGCTGACATAAACTGCCTCCCTATCATTCAGTGGTAGTGGTTGTCGTAGTCGTTGTGGTAGTTGTCGTAGTGGTGGTGCTTCCTTCAGTAATGTTAAACTGAAGCGCATCACTCTTCTTATTAAGGATAAATACATCCTCAAATGACTCTTCGTAATAAACATACTTGCCTTCCGACATTGCAGAAGGAGCATCAAGTCTACTGAACGTGTAGCTAACAGGAGTAATGACACCCATCGGATGTACAAGGAACATATTAACCTGTCCAGCATTGCTCTTAGGAGCCCAACCTACTGTGAAGTCGTAAGCGGTCTTCATAAGGGTTGAAGGAACAGGTACAATAGTTACCTGGTCAAGTCTGTTAACTCGTCTATCAATAGCATTAGGTCCGGAAGTAATATCCATGCTTCTGCTAATACCCTGTGCCTCTTTGAGAAGTACATTAACTTCATGAGTTACATACAGGATTCTACCGTTAGCAGGAACCATTGCATTATCCATCTTGAGCATCAAGCTATCAAATACACTAAGGATATTAGCAACGGTAAGTACGGTGGTATCGGGAGTATGACTAACACCTGTACGAGGATTGCTTGTAAGGAGCCACTTCGCATACAGTTCTGAAATTGTATAAGCATCCATTTCAGGGAACTTCTGCTCTTCGTTGAATACCTGGGTAATGTTAGCAATAGTTGCTACCATGTTAGTCTGGTCGATGTCCATGGGATGAACAAGTGTTGACCACTTTCTTTCGTGGCTAAGTGTCTTAGCCTCCCACGCATTGTCGTAATTCCTCTGTGCAAATGCGATAGTATCTCTATCTGCATCAACACGACCGGAAGTTGAAATGCTGGGAATTTCGATTGTTTTTGCATTTACCCAACGATAACGATTGTTATTGGGTGTGCTGTAAAGTGCGCCGAAGTTCAAAACATAAGGCCACATCTGTGACAATGCTCTTGAATATTCGGTTGCGTAGTTCACTGCGCCCTGCGCTGTGGTGCCATTATTAGCGGGTGCTACATAAGACATAATTTTTTCCTCCTATTTTAATCTTGTGGTATAGGTCTCACCGGATTAAAGTGGAATGCGTTGGAAAATCCTCCTGTCGGGTCTGGTGTGTGCACATCCTCTGTTCCCGGTGTGGAGCCTACAAATTGTGGTTTCGTTTCCTGTACCGGTGTAGTTTCTTCGGGTTTTGTTTCAGCAACAAATGCATCCTGATTAGCATCTGTATAAACCTTAACAAAATCATCTGCGCCGAGTATGGAGTCTCCCTCCATCTTTAACTGCTTTGCAATCATTGATTGAATAAAGTCTCTCTTTGCCGCTTGGCTTGAGAAGTTCTTTGTCGCCGCAAATTCTTTTACGGCAAATTCGTAAGCCTGTTGCGAAAGCTGTTTCTTATATGCCTTCGAATCTGTGTCATACTTACTCTGCAATGCTTCGAGCTGTGATGTTAATTCACTAAGCTTACCTGCATCTGCTCCGGCTTCAGCTAACTGTTTCTTAAGAGTATCCAAATCGGTATCTCTTGTTGAAATCGTGCCACTCAACGTAGCAATTTCTTTTGCTTTCGCATCCAACTCTGCTTCGTACTTGTTCTTCGATACATACCCACCCTCATTGAGGTCTACTAACTTCACATTACCCTGCTTAGCAAGTTCCATGAACTGTTCGTAAGTTAATGAGCCGTTCTCCGCCAAGTCGAAAAGTTCCTTTACATCTTTCATAATTGCCTCCATTCTTTATCTCTGTTTTGTTTAACCGTCGATTACAGTCTCGACTGAATGTGCGTTCTTTATATCTCTTGACGCTGGAGTAATATTTCTTCATATAAATTATATTACGATTTAACCATAATTACAAGAAAAATTTAATGTAAACTTATTTTCTTATACCCTCTAACTGCCATCTTATTAGCTTTGACTGACAGTCCGCACTGATTAGAGAACGCTTTATACATCTTTATTGTTGAATTAACCTTTGCCTGAGCTTCTCTCGCTCCTTGCACATCGCCTGATGCTTCCAATGCCATTTGCCGTTCTTTTAACCGACGTATTTTAGTCTCATATTCCCTCTGTTTTTGTGTACATTCATACATAGTTAAGTGTTTACCGTTTGGAAGTGTATACCCGGCTTTATTTTTGATGGTAAGCTGGTTTAATTGTGCCTCTGTGAAGTTAGGTTTATTAACTCCTATAATGATTGAATATGTGAAGTGCCGACAATTCAAGGTTCCTATCGCACGTTCTATTGGTTGATATTTATTACCATTTACGTCTTTAAAGGCTTCCGCATTCTGAAGTTTTTCGTATTCTTCGTTGGTGAATTGCCTACCCTGAACAGGCTCGTGGTCTGGCGCTGAGAACTGATGAACTGAAATTTCTTTACCATCTGCGCCATACTGCTCACCTACAATATCCTGAACGCCCTGATTAATAGCTCGTATCCCGTCCATGATATTTCGTCTAACAGCAGTGTCCAAACGCTGACTGAACTGTCTTCCACTTTCTGCTTCATACACTACATGACGAATGCCACTATCAACCAACTGCTTCATCGTTCTGCGCATAGCGGTATTATAGTCGATAGTACCTTGCTGACTTGCTTGAACTGCCTCGTCGATAACTGAATAATAGGTTTTAGAGAGTGGTGTAGCAATTAGCTTCGACGGGTCTTTCAAATCACGTATCATAAATGCCTGTGCCTTGGACAGATTTTCATACGTTTCTAATGTCTGTCGAGTAACTGCCTCCACCACTCTCTGCAAAGGAGTATTTTGGGAAAATGGGATATAAGCTTTGTGTCTGTAATCATAATATTGCTCCGCATCTATATAATTGTCTTCGGCTACCTGCCTTATGATACGTTTAATATCTTCAATCTGTAGTCCTGTCAATCTAGCTATTTCTTTATTTATCTTCTTTACATCTCCGCCAGACTTCAATAATCTTTCAAGTTTATAAACGTCTGATGCTTTAAGTGTGCCAATCTCTTTTACACGCTTAGCAATAATATTGATTACATATTGGTTTATCTGTTCCTGTCTAAACGCTATTATATCAGCGAGGATTTCAATGGCGTTCTCAGATAACATATAATCACGCTTTCTTTAATGCCTTTCTTGTTTTCTTACCACAGATACCATCTTCTACAAGACCTTTAGCCTTCTGAAATTTTCTAATACAATCAACGGTACCCGCTCCGCACATACCATCTATGCCGCCATGAATATCGATTGACTGCTGATATCCTACCCGGCAAAGTTCATACTGAACCCATTTGACATATTCGCCAACCCTCGAATATTCTTTAAGCCGATACTTCTCAGCATTGTCTTTCGAAGTAACAGGCATATTAGGTACTTCGTACGGATTAGTTCTCGCTTCGCCTTCTACTACGATAGCGGTATGACCTTGTGTCTTTGTTACAAGAATATCACCTATATATAAAGTCATGTTATCGTAGTATTCGATTGGTGCATAGAATAAACCAGTCTTTTCAAGGGCTTTTACTTCATTAGCTGTATAAAAATCACCTGGATCTTTTCCTGTAGCTTCTATAATGCACTGTCTAACCAAAGAAGAACAATCCGAATTGCAATCTTTCTTCGTTTTTGTGCCGCATTTAATAATACCATATCTATCACTCTGCGAGTAACCAATATGCGGATTATCACATGCCTTACGCATTATCTTCGCTATTTTCTTAGCATATTTCACCTTCTTGAATCTTAAAACATACCACCCTTTTGGACTTTTATAAAACTTAGTAAAGCGCACTTCTCCAATATAATCAGGACAATCTTTCTGAATCTGGTCACCTGGCTTACCGCCTGTGGCATGACCGTTTTCGTCATGCCACGCATTACCTAAAATATATGTTTTCATGATTTTTTACCTTTCTTGTATGCAACAGTGCTAACTCCTATCAACGCCCCAAGAAATACAGTAACTGCTGAAATAACACCGCAGATTGTTTCGCTATCAAAATCAAGCACTGCTCCAAGTGCAAAGATAAACGTATTCAGAGCAGGAAGGAAGATAACCACAATCCACTTCAAAATGTCATACCACTTATCAGGTAACTTCATAAAACATCACTCCTTTCAATTTATTTCTTTGTAATAAACTCTGCCAGCATCTTCATTTTTCATGGGAAGCTTCTGCACATCAAACATTATCTTTTCAGCAGTGCCATTCCCACCAAGCTCTTTGTACGGCATAAACAAGTAGTCATGCAAGTTTTCATACTCATCTTTGGTTATAAACCCTTGCCGCAAGTATTTCTCGCCTAACTCACAGATTCTATCGTGAGCTAGGCCTCTCAGCATTTTTCCTTCAATGCTGACTTTCTTGTTATGCTCATTCCATATTGCGGTAAGTAATGCCCAAAAACCGGTAGAACCAAAGACTGCCGCTATAATAGCAAAAAGCACATTATTTTCCATGGCAACTTCTCCTTTCTACAGATATTTTGTATTACTTAATTATGCTCTAATTATCATCATCTTTACGAATTCGGCAATGTTACAGTACACTTACAATCTCTAACAAGAGCTTTACCGTTCGCCCCGCCGACATATACGCCGTGCGTGTCGTACATTCGCTCTATAATAGCGCAATATTCTCTTCTTGTAGCCATATGGTCACCCCTTCTCTTTGTTGCGGTCTTTCCATAATACCGCTGTCCAGAAGCCTATATGAAAGCCAAGAACTATGCTCAATGCGACAACCATTTCCTCACCTCCAATTATACTGCGGGTATTTTACCTCCCGCAGTATAATTGTATGTCAGTTTCCGTTGCTGAAACTGTTGAGTTTCTGTTGATATTATGGGATTACGTACACATTTATGTTGTTAGCTCTATGCGCAAATTTTCTAACGAAACGCTTGCGGGTAAATCCGCGAGTTCGGCTGTTGTGTCAGTTCTCATAACGACACGCATTTTTGTGGTAGTCTGATAGTTTGTTATCCAACTAATTGAAACGGTTATTCCCGTTGTCAAATCTTCAAGCCTTGCGGTTGTATTGGGATTAACAATTCCGCAAGTGCCTAATCTTGTATTGTTGTTATTATATAACTCAACAGCTAACGGCAATATTTTTTCGTTGCTCTGATAGGTATAGTTTACATTGTCAGCGGATACTTTGATTTTTGTTTCGGTTGTAATAGATTGCTTTAAATCTGCCGTTATATTAAGTCCTGAATTTGCAAGCGTAACCGTTTCGCTAATATTATTCCCTGACTTTTCATAGGTACACTGTGCGCTACTATTATGCTGTGCTACGGTTGCATCTACTACCGTCCACGGATAATCATTTGTTGCGGTTGCTGTGATTATTATATCGCCGGATACCGAAGCGATTGATACAACGTGCGTGGTAGAATCGTAAGCTGTCGATGTAATATCCACGCCGCCCATCGTTACTGTAACAGTTCCGAAGGTAAAATGAGCATCAGGAACGCTTAACGTTGTAGTATATGAATCTCCACCGCTTGCACTTGACGAGGAATTGCTTGACGAAACCGCGCCACTCAATGTCTGCGTTACCGTATAGGTTGTCGGTGTAGGTGTATAACCAACTCTACCAACCGCGCCACTTGTGGTATTGTAATTGCATTCCATATCGACTCCGGCTCCGAAGCGAGTAACAAAAAGTTTTCCCGTTGTAGGTACAAACGTTAATACCGAAAAGACACTTTCCGAAGATGTATTGGCGGTCTTTGAATAAGTCTGTCCATCCTGACCTTCTACACTCATCCAATACCCCGAATTAAGGAGCGTCACTACTAGCGTGTTGTTATACACACGTACCCAATCATAATGGCGGTGTCCGCTGATCCATGCAATGATTGTTTTACCAAGCGTGTTTCTGATATAATCTATTGAAGTTTTTACACCATCTTCAACGCCATCCGCCTTATTACCGAAGTGATTATATATGATATACGGATAATTGTTCGTGTTTGCCGCAACAACAGAAGCGAAGTCTGCGGTTATCGCCGCACTTGTTGCGTACTCGGTAAAGGTTGATACAAATACATGACAAACGCCGTTTACATCGTCCATGCGATAAAACGTGCTTGTCGATACTTTCTTTACTCCGTTACGCCCTACCCACTTCTTTACAAGATAGCGGTAAACTTCGTCTTGCGTTAATCCCGAACCAGTTCCATCACCCTTATAGTTTGCTTCGTGATTGCCCTCAATCGGGAAAAAAGGAGTGCCGATTTCATCAAATGTTTGATTGATCTCCGCAAGATTAGAAATTCCCATCTCTTTAGTGTTATCATCCGGCATCTGCATATAATCGCCACCCAACAGAATCATATCCGTGGGTACTTCTGCCGCAAACTTCTTTAATGCTCTGATAGTAGTAAAGAGCGGAGTGCGAAGCTGCGATTCATAATAATTACTTCCCTCTGACGAGAAATGTAAATCGAACATAGCAAGAATATTGTAAGAATCATTCGTGCTATGATTTTCCACACTTGCCTTTGTGGTTGCAAACTCGGTCTGATAGTAAGACGGAATATCGCTACTCTCACCACCGCCCTGAATCTCTCCGGCATCATGCGTGGTATCATCATCATAAGTGACAACAAGATGGTTTGATGCGTCAACCGCCACCGATTTGATTCCAAGACCGTCAGCACCGTCCTGTCCGGGAGCGCCGTCTAAAACATCCATATAACCAGTCTTTTCAGTGCCATCGTCAAGTGTCCATTTGAAATTAACCCTATGTCCGCCGGTTATATTCTCTATGCTATCAACAACACAATTCTTGCCTTTTATAGCGCCTCCACCAATAACTGTTTCATCTGTATAGCCTTTCGCAACAGCTATTGCTTGAATAGGAGTTAATGCCATTGATACTCACCTCCTTATCCTAACCAATTCCAAGTACCATCTGATTTCATAAATGCAAGCTCACCAGCGGCTGTTATCAAATCACTACCTATTTCAATTGTAGCTCCTGCAGGTAAACCTACAAATTCAGCGTCACTTGTTACCTCGGATTTGGTATCCGCAAATGCTGAAATCCTATAAGAATTACCATCCGTATCAGTATTGATACATTCTGTTACCTTAATCATACGCACCTCCTATATCATGGTTCAGTGGTTACAACATCGCCGAGTACAACCTTTATGGTTGTCACGCTAGCTATTGACCACTGCTTTACCTCTCTGTCCTCTATCGTATCATCTAAGCTGGCATATCCGGAAGCTTTGAATGTTACGATTTCATTACCCGAATTCAAATCTGTAAGAGTTACCTGGATATTGGTACTTGTCAATCCTGCTAAAAAATCCTTTAGTTTCATTTCTGAGCTCCTTTCATTGTAGGTTTATTACCTTTATTTGATTCCATTATCAATTCGCTTTCCATATCTTCTACGGATTCTTCGTTTATCTTCATCAGTGCTTCCTGTGCCTGACGCTCTGTCTCACCGAAGTACCACATACGAACTTCTGTCTTACTTGTAAGTCCGTTCTGTAGCAATGTTATATGCTTACCAAGCTCAGTATCTACATCTACTATAATACTATCATCCCATTCAAAATTTACATCGTATTCGCCGGATTTAGTTATTTCATACAAATCACAATAAGCATTCATTATATAAATAACATCCTTCAAACAATCCTCTATTGCCTGCTGAATATCTGCATTTGTCTGATAACTTCTCTGCTTAAGTATCTTAATCTCTGTAGCTGTTCTTGCTTCGGAAGTAACATCTGACAATGTACCCCTACTCAAACCAACTACATCTTCTATTCTCATAAGTATAGCATTAAGACCCTGAATAAATGATGTGTCACGTAGTCCGGGAGCGTAAGGTTGATATGTATCTGCTTCGCCTAAGTCTACCTTTCGGAACAGTCTTGCTTGCATATGGTTTGGAACTGTATGCATCTCGCCTTTAGGTCCTTCTTTGAACGCCATAGCATCACGGTCAATATCTATAGCCATCTCACCAGCTTCATATTCCCACAATAGTCTACTATACTGATAATCAGCGTCCTTAATCAAGTCTACTGCCCTACTATAACCACTTACTCCAAGAGGAGAACTCGGGTCTACTGTATTAGCCTCAGGCATCTTAAAATAAGCAAACAGTGGTTTCTGAATGTTCTTTATCTCAACCTTGTCCTGCAAATCCTTCCAAGCACTTACACTTGACAACGGTACTTCCTGTCCAAGGTCTAAGCCTGTCATATCGCCTTGCTGGTTAGCTGAATTAGTGGATTTGAAGGCTTTATTGATAATGGTTACCTTATTGTTCTGCCATTTATGATACTCAAGTCTTCTAAATACAATGTCTTTTTCTACCTGAGTCTGAATAAATGCCGCTTCTGTAATCTGTCCCGCCGCATCGAATGCTAATGGATAGAACGCATCTGCCTGAATAAAATCAAACTCCATCTGCCAATCAGTGTCTTTATCGTCAACCTGATTAGCTACAAGATAAGGCTTAATAACCAGTCCTCCTTTAGCAATACCGTACTCAATTTGCTTACGGAGCTGTTTCTTAAGCTTCTTATACTGCTCATTCAAATACTCTGCCCTATCCGTGGTGGTAACCGGCTTATCTTCAATAATAACCTTAGGCTCAAAGGTAGGCATTATATTACCAAACTCATCAGGCTCAGGCTCTTTGTAATTAGGATTTTCTACTTCTACTTCTTTTGTGGGGGTTGTTATTTCTGACTGAAATTCAAGTAATGCTGTTCTTGCCTTTTCACTTGCTATCAGTGAAGGCAGTCCTAAAGATACGATACGAACAGGGTCGCCAAATGTTGGTTCTTTTAACCAAGGAGCCTGTCCTTTATACATATCACTCCACTTCTCTATCGCATGTTCCATCTGCGATGACATAATAGGCGCGATATGTAATGTTTGTTCAATGGTTCTGCTTCCTACCATCTTTTTTAAAATCTCCTTTAATTTAGATACTATACTTGACCATAATGACATCGCTTTCTACCTCTGTCTTTATTATAACATAACTTAAATCTAAAATAAACAATTATTTCCTTTTTCTATTCTGACTTGCTTTAATTGCTCTTCCTTGCCTTGTGGCTTTTGCCTTACTCTTATATACCTTGCCTTTGCTACCCCACCGATAGCCTCCCTTTACCTTTCTGACAGGCATTTCTCTAACTCCTCCACCAAATCATTATCTGTCCAATATTGAGCTGTTACCGGATGCTTCCGATTACGCTTACCGCTTCCTCCGCCTATAAGATAGTCAACATGATTTACCAGACAAGGCATGATATTAAGTGCCACGCAATCTTTATGAAACTGACCTAGGTATGTTCTAAATGCCCAATCATCGTTCACACCATCTTTCCAAAACCGCTCATATACCGGATTGCCTATAATATACTTCAATACCCAATTAGAACACTCTCGTGCCCACTTATTAGGTATCCTAATACAAGGAAAACTGAACCACATTTTTTCTCGTGGAACAGCTCCTTTCTTTTCTGCTATGTCGCCATCATATTTCAAAGAACTAAAACCGCACACCAGACCGTTATCATACCATTCGGTTCGTTCTTTAAAATCTTTACATATAAGAACATCATCCTGTAAATGCCATGTCCCACCATCATCATTAGGAACACTTCCAAAGGCATTCATGCAGGCTCTGAGATTACCCTCGCCTTTCTCATCATTATATACGTCGATATCCTCTTCCTTGATACCCTGCTTTAGCATTGCCGGAATCATAAATTCATTTACATACCACATTCGTTTCGGATATGCATGAATTAGATACTTTGCCATCACTTCCTCCTGTCTATTTCAGTCTGACTTCCTTCTCTCATGAAATTATAGTAGTACATAGGCATATCCCAATCTACTACTCTCAAATCCTTCTTAAACATCTGATTATGGAACTGCACATCACTTACTGAATGAGCATCTGAAAACCTTGATTCGCCAATACACTTTCTCTTCCAGCATTTACTCCAAGTAGCTACCCAATGCCTACCACGATTAGCTAATGGACTTGCATACATCCAACCTTTGAATATAAAGCTGAAACATAATATATCCGGTTCCTTCTCATGTCTCAGTTTCTCGTCTAGTTGAGTTAATACATATTCGTGCAACCACCAATCATCATCATCCATGAAAAGGATATAATCGCCTTGTGCTTCCTCTATACCCTTATTGCGTGTAGGTCCATCACAATGATTTTGAACTGTAAACGTCCTTGCGCCATATTCCTTTGCTACTTCTTCAGTGTTATCAACGCAACTATCACATACCACTATCAGTTCATAATCTGTAAATGTCTGTTGCTTAATACTGTCTAATGCCCTCCTAATATGATTAGCCGAATTATATGCTGGTATTATGATACTAAATCTCATCTATCCTCCACCACTTAATCGTATCTTCTACTGTCCTACCTAATGTATCCGAACAACTACCTTCCCGCAAGAAATTGTAATAGTATAACGGTACATTCCATATATCTATCTTAGGGTTCTTAGCGAACACCGCTTCCTGAAACTTAGCATCATTACCTGGTTTAACTCTTATGAACCGAGTATCACCTATAAACGCTCTCTTCCAGCATTTATTGGTACAGTGCGTGAAAAACTGTCCATCCTCCCTACCGGATACCGGTCCAACCACGCCAATATGCTTCCATACAATATCGAATGCTAATATATCACAATCGTTATTCCTGAGTCTCTTGTCTAACTGTGCCAGAACGTATTCATGCAAATACCAATCGTCTGCATCTAAGAACAATAACCACTCGCCGGTACTGTTATCAATACCAGCGTTTCTACTTATACCGTCATTTCTAAAATCAGCTTCTATTACCTTTACACCATAACGTCTTGCTACTTCAGCAGTTCTATCGGAACACGCATCAGCTACAACCACACACTCGAAATTATCGTATTTCTGCATAACCACTGATTCTAATGCTTTGCCTATGCGCTGTTCTTCATTATACGCTGGTATTATGATACTGAATTTAACCATGTTCATACCTTTCTATTGTGCGGTGTAATTTATATAGCTTAGTCTCGTTTAAATCCTGTTCTTTCACATTAATAAGATACTTTATCTGCTCAAGCATTATTTCCACATCAGCTATCTCTTCTACATAATTACGAAATGCTATATACTGTGCGTCCGATGTCTTAGCACGCTTATACTTATTCACTGCCTGTATAAGCTCAGCGCATTCTTCCATTAGCTGGTTACTCTGTGACGGGTAGCCATAATGGTCAGCTATGTTCTTACACAATGCCTTGATATCTTCCATGTTAATTTCCTTTCCTATTATAATACCTTTCCAATGCATACCTAACAGCGTCTATCGAATGATTATTCTCATCCGGGAACGCGCTAATAAAATTACCATCTCTGTCCTGTTCATATTCATATGTGGTAAATTCTCTATATGTTTCCGGACACTCGTATTTATCTATGAATATATTCCTAAGGGACTGTAACCATTTAATACCATACCTTACACTTTCCGGACCCTTATTAGCAGGACGTATGAATGCACCAAATGCTTTGAAGTCTGCTATACTCTTGGGCTCTGCACTATCTGCTGTAACCTGTTCTTCGTTTGTTATTAACTTCATATCATTATATAGTATGTTATAAACCTCTTCATTTCGGGTTTTAACCGTGCTATATTCTCTGAATATATATAAATCCAAATGCGCGGGGTCGAAGTGTACTCGTACGAATCTAAACGGGTCTAATGCAAAGCCCCAATCTATACCATTATAGACATTATCGAATGTGTCTATTATAGGTATCTGTCTATCTCCATAGTTAATAATCTCATGACTGTCGAATTCCTGAACATTAGGAAATACATCGCCGCCCGTGCCTATTGCCTTTCCCATATACTCATGTTCATAAGCACGAGGATTTATTTCCTTAAGCATCTCTGCTTCTTCGTGGAACTGTTCACCTAACCAATCACGTGGTACATCTAAGTAGGTATTTCTAACTACCAATGTATCATTGTCTCTATACAATTCACAATCTTCTGTATATTCATTCGCCCAATTATTCTTTGATATAGGAGGATTGAATGTTCTGAAATCCCAAAACTTTTCGCCACCACGCATGGTTGACTGTGTCACTGTACGGAGTTCGTTCTCACCAGCATATTGGTCTAACTCCTCAAACCATGTAATGCCTATATAGCCGAATGGTAATTTAATCGACTTTACCTTCATTGGGTCATCGAGTCCCATAAACATGATTCTCTGCCCGGTTGGTTTATATACTATTGGAGTGCTATAAGTCTTTGGTATTTGAAAGAACTGTTCAAGTCCTAACTGATGAATTCCCCATATAACCTGAGGGAATATAGATGTTTGTATAGTATTAGCTATCTTTCTAAAACATAATGCATGAACTTCAGGATTTTGTATTATAAGAAGTGGTATATCTATTCCCACGAATGATGACTTGGTACTACCACGTCCGCCGGGAAAGATATAATGTGTATGTTCATGCTTAAGCATATCCTTTAATATAGGAAAGTACATGGGAATGATACAATCTTTCAGCGGTATATTTATACTCTGCATCGTACCATTCCCCCTTTCCTCTTGCCTTTGTCGTGTCCGCACCACAACTCAGTTGCTCCCGGTTCGGAGCGAAACGCAGAAATGAGACTCGAACTCATATCTTTGAATTATGATTCCAATGTGCTACCTACTACACCATCCTGCAATAATGATTACACTTGCCAATCTAAGGTTATCTTTATATTACCATCCGGAACACCTTTGATTCTATTTTCTATATCTATCGTCCTCTTAGCTATTTCATTCATTGCCTTGAGCCTATCGTTCAAACTCGCTTCCAAACCAAATTGGTCTTTCACCTCACCACGTGCTATAGCGCTGAAAAGCTCCATTACTTCTTGCGCATCCATGATGGCTTTTTTCTCTTTATTTTCAAGGAGTCTACTAATTTCCTGCTGTATCTCAGTTTTTCTCAGTAACTCGTTTGATTTACTACTCGCCACATTATCGTTCTTTGCCTTGTATCCTGCCTTAATAGCTGACTTCGTTCCATTGCCTGTTTTTACATACTCTCTGCAGAAGGCTTTTTCTTTGATTGTGAGTTTTCTAAGTTTCTTATCTGGTGTTTTATTATTGCCTTCTGTATTCATATATATCTACTTCCTTTTCTTAAATATTATTTCGTCGGTTATTGAATAGTGAATTATTTCATTACTATTTTTCCCCGAAAACCATTCGTATGTTTTTCCATTGTCTGCTTCTACCCATACATGCGACGAACCGAATTTCTTTAATTGTTCTATTGTAGGAGTTTTTGAATTACTTCTTCTTATCTCTGCTACACCTGAATATACCTTATATCCTATTTTTCGTTCATCTAATATCGCCGCAACTCCAGCTGAGGTACCGTAGCAAACACCTTTATTATCAACAAGACTTCGTGCTTTATCTACAACTGCTTTTTCATTATCCAAATTTAATCTGTGTATTTCGCTGGTATGATTCTTTATATACGCATTGGCTTTATTATAACAATCGTTAGCTATAGACTTATAATCTTTATTCATAACCGTTCCAATATTTCTATCTCTTAAGTCTGCCGGTTCGACTTTTTGAATTGATTGTCTATTTGCTACCTCGGCTTGCTCTTTATTTCTTTCTATATCTCTATCTTTATTTGGCTCATATAAGACATATACCGCTTCTTCTTTGCTACACATCTTCCAATTCTTATCGCGATAAGGACAACCTTTATTATCTCCCATTACCCGTGTCTCCTCATATAAGCTTCTTTAGCACTATTCCACTCTTCATTATCTTTTGGTATTTCCCAACCATTGAGTTCATACCAATAATCTCTAAGCCATAATACTATCTGCACATCTGACGGAGAACTGAATAATTCTACATTCTTATATCGTTGTTTGTTATCATCCCATATTGCTTTCTTGATAACTAATAACTCCAAAGGCCTATCTGATTTCTCACTATAATATTGAGTCTTATTTATCAATATCTTTGAGTCGAATTTTTCATTGATCGCCTTTTGGAGTTTTTTAATTTGGGGTCCAAATGCCTTTGCCATATTATCCTCTGCGTCGTCTACGTCTGCTACCTCTACTCCTGACCGCCCTCTTGCGTACCCGAATTCTCGCCATTATATAATCCTCCTTGTAAATCACGTCCTATATAATTAGCATTGCCTGTTTCATTCTCTATTGTTACATCTTCTACCGGTAAGCTTATATACCAAAGAAATCCTGTTATAGTTGCTATTTCTATACCTACCATGATACAGAATGCGATAAACCAACGCTTGCTATTCATCTTAATCTGATGTAATAACTCGCTTGCTAATGTCTCATCAGTCATAATATACCTCCGCACACTTATTATATTATAATTTAATTTATTTTACAAGTTCTTTATTCATAATATTTCTTACGCTTCTTGCTGAATAAGGGTGTAACAGACAACTTATCACACCGCACCTCGCAGGTATAAGCATACGAATAACAAGATAAGCATTTATACCTTCTAGCAGTTTTGATGCCATCATTAGCTGTTTCCATACATTTCATTCGTTTATTACATTTTAGACAAATCATTCCTTATCCTCACTTTCTACCGCAAACCTCGCATGATATATCATCTTCCACAATTTATCAAGGTTTCGTTTAGCGTGTCCGTACATGGTATCAAGTTCGGTTAAGTCTTTTGTAACGCACATCCTATTTATTTCGCCTGTAATAGTATCTGCAAGTATTGTTATTGACTTTCTTTCATTCTCTGTCATTCCTTATCCTCACTTTCTGCACTACCTCTTTCCGTTGCTGTCTGCACATCCGCGCCACAATAAGGGCAAAAATTTGGTTCTTCGTTCCTATACCATTCAGGACTACTAATTAAATCTTCAATTCCCTTTCCGCAAACAGAACATTTATCATCTATCCACTTCCCCTGCTTCCTTGCCGGAGTGACAGATGATAGATTATTTAAAATAGTAAGCGAATACCTCAATCCGGCTGTCCACCTTTTATCTTCTTTTTCTTCTTCTGATGCAATGCGTTCAACTTCACATTTAAACGCTTCTCTGCTCACACAATCCTCGCAAGGCTGTGCTTTGAGTGCTTCGATAGCCATATCAAGAGCCTCTCCATCTCCAGGATATTCGGGATAACTACTCATTATCTCTAAGTGATTTAACATTTCTTCTCTTGTCATTCCTTATTCCTCACTTTCTGCCTTTTCTACCACAATTCCATCCGATAAATCATAGGCAGTATCATAATCAAACAATCTGCTATAACAGTAAAAAGCACTACCATCTATTTCTGTAACTTCTACTTCATCCAGCAATCTTCTTTTCATTGGTGCATACACCTTGTATCGTTTTCCTACCTCTACCATTATCATTCCTCACTTTCTGCCTAACCACCGTTTCAAATCCTTTTTACAATCACTACATAAATCAATCTTTATTTTATCTGGGTATGGGTGACAATCTTTTATTATTTCGTATCGCCATGCTTCATCTTGATACGATAATTCATCCTCAAACAATTTAATTATCTGTCCACATCTATCACATATCTTTGCATCGCTCATCCCTTATCCTCACTTTTTTGTACCGCTTCTATACGTTCTGCATATTTTAATGCGTCATTATATCCTTTTAAATATAAAGATTGTATAAAGCTTTCTATTGCTTGATTCATGTTATCCGTTGTATCTATTGATTTTTTAAACATTTCCTTTACTTCTTCAAAAGTCGTTTTTTTAATCTCCACCATTTTCAATCGTTCTCCGCCTTTTGCTGAATTGCTCATCTGCTTTTCTTTTGTTGCGGTATCCTCACTTTCTGCTTTCTGTTTTGCCCATTCTTCAAAAGCTTTATTAAATTCATTAACTTCATCTGGATGATAGTGCATATACATTTTACATTGATATACTTCTTCATTTTGTGGACAAGTACATCCATAGTCACAATCATTCCAAGAACATTTTCTACAAAATCTTTTTTCATCAGTCATATTCATTATCTTCCCTCTCCTTGATAAACAACCACCTAAAATGCCAAATAAATATATTTAGTATTAAGGCGATATTCTTCTCCATATACATAGGATTATCTATGTGTAATTCAATCGTTGGAATGAATGTTATCCATTTGTTAAAAGTTTGTAATTGAAAGTCATGTAATTTCATTTCTTATCCTCGCTTTCTGTATCTGCTTCTATGATTGTCGGCACTTCACAACGTATCTTTGGTATGCACCCTAAAATATCGATATCCTTACGCAACCGCATGAATATTGCATCATTCTTCCTTAAAAACTCCACTCTATCTTCGATTGCTTTAACTATTGCATCTTCGTCTTTCAATCTTCCGTGTCCTTTTGGAAGTGGTGTGCCGTTTGCAATCACTTCTTCAGCCCAATTCAATGATAATTCTTTGCACCCAAGAAAACTTTGCTCGTCTATTTCAATTACTATCTTCATTTCTCCTCACCGTCCATTCTTGCGCCACAAAAGCCACAATACGTTCTAATATCATCCAATCCAATAGCCCATCCACACTCGCTACATTCGTAATAGTCCGTATGGTCATTGCCTTGTCTTATCCATGTTCCATGTTTTCTTTCCGGCTGTACGCTCGATTCTTCCTTTACGCACAAATCCCGTACAATCTCAACGGCTTCTTTGCGCTCAAGATATCCGTAATGCATAATTATATCACTGTCTTTTCCGCTGTTAAACCACGGTGATTTCATCAAATAGTCAATCTGTGATAACAAGTGTTTACGGCTTATTGTGTCCTCGCAAGGTTCGGCTTCTGCTATCTTCAACACCACCTCTAACGCTTCTGCCGCATCACCGTCTTTACGGCAACGCAATATGTCAACCGCTTCCTCTCCTGTCATTCAAAAAACCTCCTCTGCCTATGAAGATGACCGTTGGCATCTCTGTATAGTTCATCTTCATACTTTCTTACTACACTAAACAACTCTTTACCGTCAATAAGCATATCTATATCAACATTTGTTTCTTGGGGCTTTTCAAATACTGTATCGCAATATTCACAAACATAACTTTTTACTGTTGCACCACAGTTAGGACATATTCTTGGTTCTAACTTTGATTGAATTGCTTTAGGCGTTTCTTGTACAGTAGGAAAATCTTGTAAGCAAGTGATTGTTGTATCAAGTGATTTCAAATAGCTGTCTGCAAGCATATCAACGCGGTTATATTTTTTCAGTATTCCCATATCTCAACCCCTCTTCATGCAAGAATAAACAGGATTATACAATGTATAATCTAACGAACACAGGTCAAGTCTAACTGTCCAGGTGCCAAGATTAAAACCATAATACTCTAAAATATTCTGTATATCTTCATCAGAAACAGGTCTTTTAAGTCTATCAATAGCTTCTGCCGCTAACTTCGCATTTGCTATAATAACATCAGGTTCCATATTAGTTGGAATTGCCCATCTATACTCAGTTTGTCCCATCATCAACTTTCTCCTTTCTGTTTATTGCTATTTGATAAAAGAATAATAATACCCAGATGATATAAAGAATTGTAGGTGCATCAAGTCTGTATAATACCCACAGCAAAATCAAACTCATTTATATCACCTCACTCATAACAGAAATATTCAATATCAATCTTTGGTGCATAACTCGATGGAATTGATTTCCATACACCTTTTCCTTGCTTAAACATAGCTTGATAGATTACATTCTCAGGAACATCAGGAGTACCAAATTTCAATATTCTTAATGCTATCAAATAAACATGTGGTGGTATATCTTGCGTATAAAATACTGGAGCAGTAGCGTACTGCCCTTTTTGATAAAGCACATCATGAACGGTATTTGGCCACTTTGGTGAATTAACTCTATTCATAACTACTGCTCCAGTATAATACATGGAGTAATAGTCATTCATGCCGTTTTCGTGCCACATCACATTTGCAAGCAGTTCAATATCTTCTGTATAAGGACTGTGCCCATATTTCTCAATATAGCTGTTTATCCAAACAGACACACCGCATAACACTTTCTCCCCGCGGATTTCTGCCGCATTTGCTTTTGAACATCTGCACAGCTCTACTGCTATCAGAATCACCAGCAACACTGCAAGAATCTTTAAAAACTTTACCATTTCACGCTCTTCTTTACGCTCCATAAACATAATCCTCCTCATACAGCCTTTCTCTACCGGCTCGGAAATCTAGAATGCTTATACTCCAATTATAGGAACAAGGCTCGTGAACACATATCCTATTGATAGTTGATTGGTCAACTAGCATCTTTAAAGTTATGATATGAGGTGCTATCTGAATGACTTTAACATCATACTCAGCGTCTTTAGATACAGTTCTTGCTCCTTGGTCATCGCCGCAGGTAAATCCTCCCGATATATACCTATATACCTTGCCGATTTCCAAATCCGATACTTTCTTGATTGGTACTCTCACCGCTCGCTACCGCCTTTCTTTCCTTCTTCTACGATAGCGTCCACTCTGCCATCATTACAAACAAGTCTGAAACCTATTGTCATTATCTTTAGAGCTTCATCAATTGTCATATCAATACTTCTACCATCGTTATCTACCTTCATTTCTTAATCCTCCATCCATATTTTTCTGCGTATTCCAATAAGTCTGATTTCATAATATACTTCTTACTTCTACAAGTAGGATGCTTATCCTTATAAAATACAGGACAACCAGGCTGTCTAAAGATATTATAGACTGTGGTATAGCTACATCCTAACAACCTTGCACACGCCGGAACGTTCATAACAGTATCCTTTTTAGGTACTTCTGAAATTCTAGACTCTAATCTAAGCTGACCTATATTGATTTCAACATCATATAGGTTTAACCCTTCAAGCCTCTCAAATATTTCATTCACCTTAATATCATTATCTGTCTTGAATGCTATATAGAACATTATCTCACCTCCTTCTCTTCTAATATCGCTGACTTGATTATCCATCCGCTCCAGGTGACATTCTGAAGCTTTTCCTTAATCAAATCAACTTCGTCAATATCAACATCTACAAAACCAACCTTTTGCATACATTCCGGACCTATTCCATAATGTCTACTAATAGGATTGGTTAAGCTTCTGCCACATCTCATACAATGAATCTCTTCTCTACCTACACCATGCAAATGCATATATACCATACCACGGGTTTCTTTCTCAATATAGCCCTGCATTGTCCTAAGAGGCATTGGATTATCGTTGTTGAACTTTGCCATAAAATCAAATCCGGGACTTGACGGTTCTGTCATATACTTCTTAACCGTAATTTCAATCTCAGCTGTTTCTACTTCATTATTAGCTGATTCTACCGTCTTACCATCTAATTTAACCGGTGTTATTTGTCTCGGATATAATTTTATATGGATATTACCCTGACCTGGCTTAAAACGAGTTTTTGCAGTATCTATGCTATCATACTTGACATCGTTTATCTCAACAACACCTTTCCAATTTTCTAACATCGTAATCATATCTTCAAATCCTCCAATACTTTTGTGAGTGTTCTACCAAGTTCTTTAAGCGCTTCGGGAACATCTGACTGAAGTTCCGCCGCAAATTTCACTATCTCAAGTTTCTGTTCTATTTTCTTGGTTAACAACATCACCTTTTGCAACTCTGACTGCTGTTCTATATCTTTCATATCCTGAACTGATGTTAACCTTGCCATATCTGCCTCCTCTAATAACCTAACACATCTAGGATATAATCATCTTCCAATCCGAGATACTCGGCTAATGCTTCTTCATCACCGCGCTCTAATGCCTCAGCGCACTCTATTCTTAAATCGTGCGCTTCTTCTTGACTAAGTCCGTCTCGCTTCATAAGTATTTCTTCTACTCGATTAATCTTCTTCGCCATCTTCATCTTCCTCCGGTTCACAATCTTCACATACGTGATAATCAGTATTTAAATCCCACCGTTCACTATCTGAATCTATTTCCTCTCCACATATATCACAATATATACGAGGAACATTTCGATTAGGACACATACTTCCAAGACAACCCATCTCAGGCGGACAGCCTACACATTCATCTTCATATTGTATCATATTCAATACTCCTTATTATAATCTGGTGTTTTAGTGGTTATCGCCTCCACGTTGACCTTACTCCTTGTCCAATTCGTCTATATCAGCTTTTGCTTCTTCGACGGTATCAGTTGTCCAAGTACCTTCCGGACCCGTTACAATGTAATGTCCGTGGTCCTGTTCAATTGTATAACCTTTGTACTCTGTCATCTGCTTTCTCCTTTCTACGAGTTTTTCGAGTGGTGTTACAAATACCATATAACACATTTAAATTATAAGGTACGTTTGCATTTTTGTCAATACATTTTGTGTGAAAATCTAAAAGAAAAAGCAGGTTTTTATCACCTGCTTACTATCTTAATCTTCTTGTAATTTCATGTCCACTAACTGTTCTACTTTCTGAAGTATCTCAGTATCGTTGTCTAGAAGAATATGTAAATTATTTTGTCCTTGTATCTTGTCTTTTATCATTTCACCGGTTGTTATATCTATAATGTCAAACCACGCGCCTCTCTTATCTATTATATCATAATATATAGCCTGCTCTATCAAATCGGCTATATAATCAATTCCACAATCATAGTTTATCGTATATTGTCCCACATGCCTATTCGGCCTACAGAACTTTGTCTTAACCATATTAACCATAATTTTTTGACTATTAGGTTCACCGGAACTGCGCGATAATGTCTTGCCATCCTCATCTAAATAACTTCCCTTTCTAAATTCCATTCGTGTAGTACAGAAATGCTTTAGCGCTCTACCTCCCGGTGTACTTGTCTGTCCCGGAATAGTTGAACCTATCTTATCTCGTATTTGATTTATGAATATACCAGAACACTCATTCTTAGCACACGGACCTACAATCTCTCGACAGAATCTTGTGAGTAATCCGGATATGCCGCCAACCCTTGCATCCTCTGTTAATTCCTTACCTAAGTCCTTTTCGGCAGTTAAACATGGAATACTATCTATAATCCACATACCAACTTCACCACACTCGGTAGCTTCTTTAACAACCTGAAATATATATTCCGCTGATTCTGTCTTAGGCTGATACAATCTAATATTATCTACGTCTACTCCTATCTTCCTTGCCCATTCAATATCAAGTGTGTTTTCAGCGTCGATATATAGTATTTCTTTATCCGGATACATATTCTGAAAATTGGCTACCTGGTCTAATGCTGTCGTTGTCTTACCCCCACCTTCTTCTCCGTAAAACTCCGACAATCTACCTACAGGCAATCCACCATAAGTTATGAAATTCATCTTAGGACTCGTAAAAGGTATTTTTTTATATTCGTATACCGGCATACCTTTCGTAAATGCTTCCTCTTTCAAATCCTTATTGACGCGCTTCATAATCTCATCAAGCTTTGTTCCCATCGTTATCTTCCTCCTCTGTTATCCAACCTTTATCTAGCCATGCCTGCGGTGATGAATATGAATATTGTCGTTTATGCTTTTCGTCTGTAAACTTAAAACGAACACGACCAATTTCATTTCCTTTCTCCGTAAGAACAAATTTGTTGCCAACCTTTGGGTATGCGACTACCAACATTTAATTTCCTCCTATCCTTGTAAGTTCTGCTTCTGTCATCCTTCGTGAAAGTACCTTCTTACAACTCTGCAATAATTCTTGCGCATTTTCTACCTTTGCCTTCATTGTCTTCCACGCTCTTGTATAGCAAATGCTTGTCAACAACTCCTGCTGACTATCAAGCTCAGCTATACTGTCTTTATCAGCGACCGTTCCCTTTTCCTGATTAGAACGTGATGTATGATATGTTTCCTTATAGACTGCTTTTGCTATATCATCTCGAATACCTAATTGTTCTACCATGCCGCCTGCAAAATAGATATAGGTTGATAAGTTCATACAAAAATCATCGAGCTCAGCATCTGTTGGAGGCGTCTGCCCATCCTGTAAGCAGTCCTTTATAAACATAACATAATCGTCGAGGTCTTTACAATACGGTTGAATAATATCATTGACAATGTCGTTTATAGTCTTAGAGTTGGTTTCGATATGCGATTGAACTTCTTTAACCTTATCAAGTTTAATCTCGTCATATAGATTAATCGTTGCCATGTCGTCTTACCTCCTTTTCTATATCATAGAAAAAAATATCCATATCATAATCAAAAAATACTCTCTTTCTATCACCTTCTATTGGTATCATATAATACTCACAACCAAAAGGAACACCCGAATCGTATCGTATACTCTTATATCCATTTCGATGCATAAATTCCAATGCCTGAATAGGTATAAATTTTGTCACACCTTTATCTATCCACCAGCATATGATGCCAGCATAAACACCTTTTATCTTCGACTTTTCAAGCAATCCCTCCCATTGCTTATTAGTAATATTTCCATATCTATGCTTATCATCGGTACCATGAATACTCAATGTATTACCGTGAACTGACTTACATTCTATATAATACTCGAACGGTTTCTTATATACGATATAATCACAGATATTAGTACTCCCTGCAAATCCGGTTGTTTGGTCGTGAAGTCTGTCAATACTCACACCGGGAACTTTCATAAAAGCTTCTTCGATAACTTTCTCAAATCTTTTGCCACGATTTACAGTCATTATCCGTCCTTTCTACACTGCGTTCGGAACCCGCAATATTCACACGTCTTTCTTGCAACATCATCCGGCTTAGGAGGCGGAATAAGTCTTTTCACATAGCTGTCACATTCTTCAATATTACCAATTAAATTCTCTTTCATTTCGTCAGTTGGCGTAAACATAAACGACTTCATATCCAATATATCACGATTGATATATACGAAAATCACGCTAGGTATTTGAAGTGCTAACGAATATGCAGTACCCTGATTAAAATGTCCGGGGTCTACTCCTTCTCTAACCCAAAACTTATTCGTATTCTCCGTCTTTAATTCAAGTATGTAATACCTATTCTTGTATCGTATTATTCCATCACATAAAAACGACATATTCAGTGAAGTATAATATAACTTAGTTTCATAATCGCCTTTTTCAAAATCAGGCTCTTTTCTTATTTCTAAGTAATCATATCCTTTGCTTCGTACATAATCAGCGACATTGACATATTCACAATCTATACCGTTGTCCTTCATATCCAATACTGCCTGCTGAATACGCTGATGAATATCTGTTCCCGAATTGCATATACCTACCCCGGTATAAGTCTCTCCAATATCTTCTGCTTCTTTACCCGTGACAATATAATACATCTGTCTCAAGCAATTCATCGAACTCGGTTTATACGACTGACTTCCTTTTCTCCTATTCTTTTCTGCTGTCATTTCGATACTTCTTTTCAAATCATTTAAGAAATCCTGTTCCGGTGGTAATGTCTTTTTCACATCATCTAAGAGTTTGATAACATTTCTTAATGAACTTCTTGTCATATTAGAACAACCTCACCTTCTTTTCTTGTTTTAATTTCTGCTCGCATACAATACCATATCCTTTCAAGCGCGCTTCCGGACTCTTTAACTTCCGTCCACATCGTAAACAGAATTGATACTCTTTTTCCATCGGATACTCCTTTACTTCTCGTCTCACCTATACCTCCTTTAGAATAATACATTGGTTAATATATAATCCATAACAAACTCTTCATCCATGGTACCTGTCACAATGCCTTGCTGACATTCCTGACATATATCTAATATACCAACCAATTCACTATTCTTAAATACTCCGATATGTTTCTTAGCATTTGTTATCTGCCAACCAGTCAATCCGGTAACCTTTGCTACATCATTGCTACTACAACTCTGCACTTGCAAGACCGCCCTTGCATTATTGTATAAGACCGAAAGCATAACCATAACCGCTTCATTCACTGCTAAGCATTGTTCATATAAATCAAATGACCTATTTATTTCATTGTCCAATATAGCATCTACAAAATCAAATATCGCATCTTTCGGCGGTTGATATATAGCTCCATTATCAAGCAACATACTGAAGAAATTATCAGCTCCATAATTTCCAGCAAACACCTTCGAATATTGATTTATCTTATCAATCTCTAATAAACATCTGCCATAATCATTTTCACATATTTCTGCCAGCTTATCTGCATTAGCATCCGACAATGCAATTTCCTTCTGTATATATTTTCTTAATACCACCTGTTTAAGCGGTTCAAATTCTATTATAGTGTCTTTATATGTCTTATAAAATTTAAGCCGTTTATCAACGGTGGTAAGTAGTAAGACGAGAATGTTATTTTTTAATAAGCTATCAAGTTGAAATTGTATCTTCTCATTCTGCATAAGCTCTTTATCATCTCGGACAACATAGATATATGATTTTGAGACTAACGAAGATGCTTTAAGCTTACTATAAATATCAACTATGCTGTCTACATATACAAGTTCCTTATCCGTTACCTTTGCCATCTGTTCGAGATATAATCTCTGAACTTTCCATTCCGGTCCGGAAAATATATAAAATGAATTCAATTGTTTATTTTGGATTTGATTTTTAAGTTCAGCTATTTCCATCTACCCATGCCTCCCGAATATCCAATATCCATTTATCAAATAGCATAGCTTTATTAATAGCCTTTACCTTAAGAAGTGATAGGAACTTACTTGTTATCCTTAATCCATTAAACCATTTCTTATCTTTGCAAACGGCACAAAAAACCTTCCAAAACATTCTTAAATCGTAACCGGTCTCATCGCTATCTTTCATCTTTATCGATTGTGCTATCTTAAAAGCATTACTACCACTTGCTGTTGCTATATTATCTGCAACTTTTTCAACAAATGACTGAAACTTCAATACGTCTAATGAGGCTAACATATCTACATCACCTGGTGTATCAGCAAACAACGAAAGTCCGGATATATACATTTTATGAACCTTCTGACAATATCTTGCTAAATCATCGACACTATATGGTTCCATTTCAAATACAATACCGCGACTCTTAAGCGTTGGAAGTGTATTATTTATATCGTCTAATGTCATTACAAAATATGCTTTATTCGGAGGTTCTTCTGTAACCTTTAACATAGCATTTCTTGCCTGAAGTGACATTGAATCTACATCGATTATATTATAGATAGTAGGTACTTCTACCTTGTACGAATTAAAGATAACGTCACGTACGGTATCAACCTTACAATCCGAAACTTCGGCACAAATAGCCGACATTTTATCTGCTACATAACCAGCTATCTTATTCCGTTCGCTACCTGGACTGCCTACAACAATAGAAAATCTTGGAAAGTTGCCATCGGCTATCAGCTTATCAATAAACTGCAATAAATGAACTTGACCTATCATTGATTGTCTCCCATAAATACCAATAACTCAGCTTCCAAATCAAGCTTAGCAGTATCTGAATACTTAATCTGCGAATTAAGCCGAATTAAAACTTTTATCAACGACTGAATAATCCCAAAATGTGATTCGTTTCCGTTAGACAACCACTTCTCGTACTCAACTAACCTGGGAATACTAATATACTGCCAATCACACCCAATAGAATACTTTTCAATATCAAGTAAGAAATGAATGAACTGCTTTAGGAAACGCTTTATATCCTTTCCATCATTATGGATATCCTCAATGATTGATACAACATGACTCTCGTCATTCTGTATGGTTGCATCAACCAGTCGTATCATAATTGAGTAATCTACCGTGCCCAATGCCGAAACTACATTCTTCAATGTTATATCCGTTGCAAAGGATAAACATTTATCAAGAAGTGTTATAGCATCTCTCATGCCACCATCTGCTATCTTTGCTATATATTCAAGGGCATCCGTCTTTGCCTGTATTTGATTGCCACCAAGCATTTCCAACTGAATAATCAGTGTAAGTCTGTCCACAATACCTTGCTGACTTATTCTCTGAAAATCATATCTCTGTACTCTCGAAAGAATTGTCTTTGGTATCTTTTGCGGGTCAGTTGTAGCAAATATGAATATAGCCTTTGCCGGAGGTTCTTCAATGAGTTTGAGTATAGCATTCCAACCCTGCACCGTTATCATATGGCACTCGTCAATGATAAAGCACTTATACTCACTATCCAAACTCTTTGTCTGTGCCTGTTGAATTAACTCCCTCATATCGTCAACGCTATTATTACTTGCCGCATCTAACTCTATAGGATTGCCTTTACCTTGATTTATCTCGTTAGCAAATATACGGGCACAGGTAGTCTTACCCGTACCGGCACCTCCTACAAATAAATAGCAATGCTGAATCATATTCGAATCAAGCTGTTCTCTGAGTATCGCCTTAATCGTACTCTGTTCAATAACATCATCAAAACTCTTAGGACGATACTTAATTGCCAATGCCTGTGCCATTACTCCTCGTCCTCCTCCATTTTATCAACCTTCCAAGCCTTGAAAGACTTATATAAGTCTGACTCTGCCATCCAGGTTTCAATCTCAGTCAATCTCTCGCTACAAGCCGTTAACTGCTTTTCCAAATCCTGACACTTACGATACTCTTTATACCAATCATCGTGTTCCTTCTGACCTTTTTCACGAAGGTCAGCCACTTCCCATATTAAATCACGATATTCATCGGTACTGATGGTTACTTCCCCTTTCTTTTCATACTCCTTCTGTTCACGCTCAGATTTCCAATCCCAACTCATGTTTCTACCTCCTTGAAATATTGCAATACTTTTCTAAATATCTTTTCGTCTATAATATAATATCTATTAGTATCAGGTCCAAAGTCAAAACATAAAGCATTATAATTTTTACCCATTGCAAATGCTTCGTCCTTATTCTTTATCAGCCACTCTCGTTGAATGGAGAATGATGCCTTTGCCGTCGTAGCTGTCTTACATTCTATCAGCCACTCATCGTTGGTAACATCGCCTTTAGCAAACGAGGTTGCGCCGCTATTAGCTACCTGCCTTCCTCCAACAACCTTAGCAACTACTTTCTCCTGCTTGCTTGAATAAAAACGTGTAGGCTTATTCATAAATCCAACTCCTCTGCCTTCTCAGCTACTGCCTGAGCATATTCGTCAGGAGTTGCATCCGGATGTTCGATAGCCCATTCAATCTTAAATCTTTCAAATTCCTCTATAGCCTCAGCAAACCTATCTGATTTAGACTTCCGTGCCATAACATTAATCCTCCTCTGCATATCTTGATAATAAAGCAATCTGCTCATCTACCGACGATAACTTAGCTCTACAAAATGCTATAGCCTTATCGGCTTTGTTAGCATCCAATGTACCCGCCGCCTGACGTATTCTATAATTCTGAATTTGCCTAACCCATCTACTATGAATCTTTTCGTAACGTGCTATCTGAATCTTAAGCGGTTCATCTTTAGTTGTCTTCTTATAAACTATCATATCTAATACCTCCTTAAAACATCGCCTTATAGAACTCTTTAAGACCTTTGGCAGTAAGTGCTACGTGTCTGGAAGTTCCACTATGACGTGCTGTCCAGGAATTATCGTCCCACTTCTTAAGAAGCTTTGCTTCAATAAGTTCCTGAGTGCTGTCTACACCATTAATATTATAGTAAATATCAACGTCTACTGTTCCGCCAAAAAAGTTCCTCCAAGCCACCTGCACAAAGTGAAAACTATCTACTTCGATTTCGGGGTTAATACACTTAATTGCATAATCTCTAACCTTATCGTATTGATTCTTAAAATACTCAAATACTGTCATCTGCTTATCCTCCTCAAGTTTTTCGAGTAGTCAGTCTTCGTAAATAGTATATAACACATTTAAGTGGTTGTCAATAGTCGAAAACATCTTTTTTCAAGTCTTTTCTATAGAAAACTTGCAAGCCTTTATGTAAGACTTGCAAGTATATATTCAACTATCAAACAGTCTCTGCTACATCATCATCCATTCGTAACGCTAATATCTGAGTAATATTTCCGTCTACGAACTTGATTGAAACATCATTGCCATACTGAATGGTCAATGAATCAGCTACATTAGCCTTTACCTGCTGAACTAACATCTTTATATCAAGCTTACAAGTATAAGGTTTGAAGTTCTTATTATCCAGATAAGGAATAACTTCCACACCGTTTGACTGCTCACTTGATACTTCAACACCCTGTTCAGTGAATGTTAATGTAATCTTTCTATCGTCATATACACCTACGAACAATCCAATTCTGTCTAACAGTGACAACAAATCATTTCTATTAACCTTACAGCTACTATTGAACTCCTCATCTAACAATCCGTTGATTGCATCAATCTGAAAGTCCTCTATATCGTCAGCCAGATGAGCATAGACAACACAGTCCTTGCTGATGAACTCAATAATATCATCTTTGATATATACAGATATCTTTTCTTCTGTCATAACATCTAACAGATTAACTGTTTCCGGGAATAACAGTATAGGAGTATCAAATAACTTCACATTGAATCCACATATCTTGCTTTGGTCTGTGGTAACAACCTTATCACCCATATAATAACAAGTATAAACCGGCTCCTCCATTGTTACTGCCAATGCGGCTTTATTCGTTGTTAAGATAGTCTTAATTGTCGATAAGTTAATTTCTGACATCTCACCCTCTACCTTTAATTCTGCCGCCGGGTCGGGATATTTAATAATATCTCCGTTCTCATCCATAGGTAACTCAATCTTATAAGTACCATTACCTTTGACTGTTAATACTGACCCTTCAAGTGTAAGAGTGATATTCTCTGAAGTAGTCTTTGAAATAAGCTGTGAAAACTGTTCTACTCTTACCGTACAATAAAAATCTTCGCCCTCTACATTATCCTGCAAGATATATAAGGTATTCGACGCATCAGTAGTTATAAGCTTCAACTGCTTATCCTTTAACTGAATAGCCATCAACGAAGTAAGAGCAATTAACTTATTCTGACCGGCTCCTTTCATTGCGCGACTTACCATTTCCTGCAATACCACAGTCTTGATTGATAGTTTCATATATAATCCTCCTTAAAATAATTTTCGTCGTTGTGCTACTTTTCTAGGCATTATGAGCCTATTCATATCGGTATCTTTAACCTTTATCTGTTTCGGAGTAGATACATAATCTGCAATCCTAAAATTCTTATCCAATACGTTCTTCAGATATAATTCAATCTGTGATACGGTGTATACCCTAATCATTCGTCTATTCTTAATATCATTAACTGAAATCGGTATAGCATCCTTCTGTTCCGCTAATTTTAATTTCACAAGTCTTTCCATCATCGGCGACTCCTGCATGATAAACCACGATTTATAATCTGTAGAATCTACATCATTTGTATCAAACCAATGACCAATTCGTGTTCCCGGATGCCATTCCAATACCTGTTCTCCGTCTTTTTTCTTAGCCTTTAAATATAATTCAGTCAGCGCTGTGTATTTATCAAACACATTTTCAAACCACACACCATACATTCTTGTGGTTGTTAGGATAGGGCTTATAACCCTATCCTGATTAACCAACTGAAATGTCGAAAGCATTTCATTCTGCATCGGCTTCCCTCCGTGTCAATAAATAAAAGATTGGAGTGTCTAACAATGCTAATACTGCTTTGACAATGAATTGTCCAAATATCATTGATACCAACATACCGCGCATATTAGCATCGAACAACCATCCAAAACCAAAACCAAATGCAATAATCACGTAAATAACACTATCAATCAACTGACTACCAATCGTGGACCCATTATTCCAAATCCACCTGCCACCTTTTCGGGAACCGTGCTTCTTAATATAAGTATCACGTATCTTATGAAATACAAATACATCCCAACTCTGCGAACATAAAAACGCTACCATGCTAGCAATTACAAATATCCAATTCTGCCCCAGCAGTGCTACATAATGGTCTTGCATATCAGGGTCAACTGCTGGCAAATATCTTGCTAATATAATGAACAGCGTTGAAACGAGCTGACATATAAATCCAAACTTTACTGCTATTGACGACTCTTTCTTACCCCATATCTCTCCAATGATATCAGTCACCAAAAATGTTACCGGATAACAAATGACCCCAACCGTAAGAGTCACTTCGTTTCCAAATACTGTAAAGCCCATGTCAAAAACCTTTGTTGCTATTGCGTTAGCGGTTACTAATGATACTCCAAAAAGCATATAGAGTAAGTATAAATTCTTTTGAGTCTTTTTCATTTCTTAAATCTCTCCTTCATTTAATTAGTTGGTAAGGATAAACAACTATCCTCATTTGAATTGGTAGGACTAAACAATTCTATATCTTATCCGCCTCTCATCATTATCACTCCTTTCTTAAAATAATCTACTTGAAACGAAGCTTTTGGGTCCTTTGTATGTATAATTCTCAGCCCAATTCAACATCGTATCAATATTGAATTTCAACCGTGCCTTATAATCTGTCGACACCTGCTCCAATGTATATCCATATTTTGCTAACTCTTCGTGCAATCTCTCTTTTATATGTTCCGGAAATGCATTAGCATTATTTTTATCATATTTATTTCTATCACTCACATTTACGATACCGCATGAAGCTGTATTGATATTTCCATTTATACCTAACTGCAACCATGTAGTTGAGTCTGCGCTATAAAATGGAAACTTTTCAAGCAACTTTAAAACAGTCATTCCAAATGCATGTACCTTTACATTAGGATTATCACTCTTTTGTATTATAGCAAATATTTCATAGAAATATCTATCCTGAAGTTCTGTTGATACCCCATGTCTGCCGCCTATTCCAATATACTCAGGCAATTTCCCACCGACCTCAGTATTCAATATCCTTTTCAAAGCATCTTTAGGTTCGCCGAAATGATATAACGGTAACAAAAAGCAAGGACTGGTAACCCGTTCCTTCATATATAAATAATTCTGCCAACTCGCTTCACAACACTCTTTTGCTGTCGTTGCATTCAATACCGGGAACGGAATAACATCAAGTTCAACAAATATAGGTATTTCCGGATTACTATTGATATATCCTATATAATCGTCGATATCTACCGTCTTCCCTGCATGTGCTACAGAAAACGCGCCGCTGTCTATAAACAACTTCTTGCCATATCCGCTCTGCTTCCACTCCTGTATGCCTTTTCTCTCGTTTGCTTGAGAAAACAATCGTAAAGCTCCTCGTTGCTGTAAATACTCGTCTACTTCCTTTGCCTGCTGTCCTGCAAAGTATAGATTAAATGCCATGAGATACTCCTTTCAAAACAGTTTATTCTTATTCGTTGATTTGATTGGTTTTAAGTTATCCGGAACTTCGTAGACGTTCTTTCTTGGAACTACGATATATTTTCTAAGAACTACATTGTATCGGTCATTGAATTCCTTGAATGTCTGAACCTTATATGTAGATTTAATAAATGAATTAAAATTATCCGTCAAACGTCTATGCAACTTCTTATTAGCTTCTACGGTTATATTCTGAAATATAGTTGAGTGGTCTTGTGCTGGACTCTTCTTTATCCAAGAATCTAATCTATATAATCGCTTGCCTTTATAGATACACTCACTTAGAAACTTCAAATCCTCACTAACCGCATCATCCTGCGATAAATCAATTGTCTCATCATAATATATATGAACATCTGAATTTCTTAATAACATTATATTCGGACAACTATTTATGCTTAATGGACTCAGCACAAACTGATGTGCTATATCATATTTCATATTCGTATCCTTAAATGGCGCTAACTGAGGCATCAACGGTACAATCATATCAGCCTCTATATCAATAACTCCATTGTAGATATCCGATACAAGTTCTTTTGAATTATAATAGTCGTAATCTATAACATCATCGTCGCTCATATATAACCATTTATCCAATGAGTCGTAAAATTTCTGAAGTATCTTATTTCGTGCGCCTGACGGACCGAGCTTCTCAAAATGTTCTACATCAACTAACTCGTTATCAAATACCTCGTCTTTATAATTCTGTGCTACGCAATATATACGCTGTCCCGGAAATCTTGAACTTATAAAATTAACCGTATCCTGACAATGCTTAAATCGACGCTGACGTAAATCTATATCGTCTGGTAGATAACTTATGATACCTATCATTAAAGTTCCTCCATAACCTTCAGGTACTGATGCCAACTATCATCGTGCTTATCTACTACATACTGAAGCTCTTCTCTATTAAAATCAGTTGCTAATAACTGTCTCAACTTCTTTTCGCAGTCGTTAAGATTGCGCTTTTCATACAGATACTTCGAATTACCTTTCAACTCATACTCAAAATCTTTCCATATCGGATAAAGTGGATTACATCCAAAGGTAATAGCTTCCAATAATGTCCAACTAACCCAATCCTGATGAGCGCAGTTTATAAGAACACTCGCCTTAGATAATTCTGTGTAGTATGTAACCTTATCAAAGGTATCTACTATTTCCAAATTCGAACCCGGCGTGTTTACAATCAAATCCAATCTATCTAATACTTCTTTATTAGATGTAATAGGTCTATCTTTTCTCGGATTAACCAATTTAAAATGGATATCCGGACATCTTTGAACTAAGTCTAAGAAGAACATAGGGTCTTTTTCATCGTCAAATCTGCTGGCAAATATAACGGACCCGTCTTTTTCCTGTGCCCTCCATCCGTCTTCAGTAATCTGTTCTATGAGTCTTAGGCTATTATAAGGAAGTCCCACATGGAAAATATTATCTTCTCTTGCTATTCCACCTACAATACATAATTGCTTCAGTATATGTGAACAGGTAAATATGAAATCGTACTGATTGCCATATCCGGTTTCAATAGGTCTCATCCAATCTCTCATCTTCCATGCAAAATCAGTATCATCAACGGACTGTGCGTGTATGAATGTACCTATCTTAAACTTCATCTTCTTAAGCTGTCTGATGTAGAACAAACTTTCAATTCCCGGATGCCAAAAATCCTCTACATATATAACATCTTTATCCTTTATCTTGCCTTCGTTAATAAGCTGAACAACTTTCATTATCTGTGACATTGCATAATAACTTCTGCCACACGCATCTAATACAACTCCGTCCTTTATTGTCTGTCCAAGACGTGTACCCTCTATTCGTACAAATTCTACACCATATTTCTTAAAATAAGTCTCAGCCCACCCATCATCACATGACATATAATAGGTATATCTCTCAATATAAGGTTCTAACGGTAAATAGTATAACATATCAATCCTCCTCAAATAACATAGTATCGCATGAAAACAAATTATTTTCTTTCAATGTAGCCAACGATGTTCTTGCCACTGCATTATACACAGTTACCACCTTTGTATCGTCCGTCTTAAACTGAAGGTTATTATATGTATAAGGAAAGTCATAAGCACTACATATAAAGGTGGTAATTAACGTATCATACCGGCTTATGAATGTTCCTAACTCGCTATAGCTAACTTCAATAAGAATATCGATGGAATTTCTAAACAAATAATCATATAAGCCTTTCCAATCATCTACTCCTTCAAACCTATGTCTGCCGCCTCCAAAATAAACTCGCCTTACATCTTTATTCTGTTCCAATAAAGATACAATAACCTTCATAGGTACTTCAATATCACTACATACAAACATAGTCATTATACCTATATCAGTACCTTCCATTTCCGGACCTTTCCAAATCTTAAGCATTTGCTTCCTCCTTTCTATATATAAGTTCACAGCCATTTTCATTATCTTCGCTGACTGTTATAACAACATCTCGTTCGGTGCCATATTCGTACTGTATAAAACATAATAACATTTCGGCGAACAATTCGCAAGAACAATCTGCTTTATATTCCATCTTATCCATATATTCGCGAAGCTTATGCTTTAGCATTATGAATTCAATTTCTCTGTCGGTACTAAACACCTCAACCTTTACCTTTATATGTAATAGATGTCTATGAAGTGTTCTAAGATAACTTACTTCAACAGGTGGATTAGGATAATAATGAAAAAACTCTGTCGTATCCGTCACATATATAAATGTCTGCTTCATACTTCTATCGCCTCCCCATACCATGCTTTTGATATTTCAACATCACATCTAATCGGCATCTGTAATATGCTCTCTGCCGCTTTACTCATTGTCTCTGCTAACAACTTTGAACACTGCTTGGCATTTTCAATGGGACATTCAGCTATTACTTCATCATGTACCGGAACTAATAATCTAAACCCTAATCGTTTCAGCTCCTCGTTATTATTAAGACGTATCATTGCTAACTTAGTCAAGTCTGCCGCGCTACCCTGAATTCTACTATTAACACATTGTCTTGTAGCATCAGCTATCTTGCCACCATTGTCTACAATCCATATTCCTTCTTCGTTAGCCGCTTCAAATATCTTACGTTTCTCTCCAAACCTTGCCTGACGAAGTTTTCTTAAATACCTATTCTGTATATCCTCGGGAACTTCACTTGTATCATATTCAGGAGTATTCATGCCATCAAAATCAAGTAAATCATCGTCTGGCGGAACTCCGTTCTTCCACTTAAATTCAAATTCAGGCAACTGCATATCAGGCAATCTACGTTTTCTACCGCATACCGTGGTAACATATCCTAAGTCATATGCCATATCTAAACTATCCTGTTCAAACTTCTTAATTGCCGGAAAACCTTTGAATACGCTATTCTTTATTGCCTTAGCCTTTTCTGTAGAACAACCTAATTGCTCACCTATGCTCGCTTCACCTCTACCATATAACACGCCTAACAAAATACTCTTTGCCTGAGTTCTACGTTCTTTCCCTTCTTTATTAGTAGTCCCATCCGGATTAAATTCTCGACACTCTTCATAAGGCTTATTGAATGCCTTACTTGCTATCTCACAATACAAATCCTTTCCTGCCATAAATGTATCATACATTTGAGCATCTCCGTCTTTCTTACACAATGCCGCTAAACATTTTGGCTCCTGCTGGGAAAAGTCACTTGACATAAGTACATATCCGTCACTCGCTACAAACATCTTTCTAATATCTTTATTGTGAGAAGGAATATTCTGTAGATTGGGGTCACTACTACTCATTCTTCCGGTATCAGCGCCATACTGATTAAAATTACAATGAATTCTTTTATCATTTGGATTAACACAATCCGGAAGCTTATCTATATACGTCGATAACAACTTTGCTATTTCTCTATATTCCAAAACTGCCTTTGCTATTGGATTATCAATCTTACTTAATACAGGCTCGCCTGTTCCTCTTGGATACTTCTTATCAATAATACCCACATCAAGTATATCATAAAATAAAATTGCTAATTGAGTAGGGCTTGAAATACTTATCGGAAAATCTAATTTCCCATCAGGATGACTAATTCTATATCTGTCTATTTTATCTTTATATTCTTCACATGCCTTATAGAATGCCTGTTCCTTTTCTTTAAGAAGTGCATTATATTTCACCGATAACTCATTAGCATAATCATTATCAAATAATACTCCGGTATCTTCCATATCGGCTACAACCTTAACGCAAGGCATTTCGATATTTCTAAATACCCAATACATATTCCGGATATCTTCTCTATCAGTATCGTCTGTAAGATACTTTCTCTGAAAATCACAAAGTTCAGCTGTGATA